TACCTTCATGTACTTAAAGCATGTATATCTCCAAACATTACCATAAAGAGTATAGAAGCCATTTCTCTGCTCTCTTCCAATATTCTTCTGAATTACTCATAAAACCCCTATTTATTTGTATACCTAATACACACTAGACCCTGTTCCCTCTTTATCTTCATACTCCTCCCTAAGCATTACTTAATCAATACCACTTCTCTACTAATATATTGAATTGGTATTATCTATAAGTAGTTGATATCACTAGGGTCTAACTTCTCTAGGCCTCCTAGACTATGGTATGAGCCCTGCTCACACTGAGCCAGCGGGTTTTTACTCGCAGGATAGAATATGAGATATATCTCGGTTCCCCTACGGTATACGGTTGTGTTCCAGCCCCTAATAGGTTTAGATATGGTTTGAGATAGGTTTAAAACCTGATGTGAGCTGGATGTAGACTGGATAGATACCGATGTTGGACTGTTTCTCTAGGGCCTTTTGGCGTAATTATTAGATGGGAATGGAGTGTATTGACTCACATTCCATTGATCTATCATCGAAATTGCAACTGCATATCTATGAGTATGTAAGTCGGTAGGTGACCGGCGTAGCAGTGTCACTCCAACCGAGTTAGGGCTGGAGTGAAGCCGACTATTTTCTAAGCATTTTCATGTGGACTTGATATATCTTTGTGAGCTTGAGTGACTCTTGGAAGGTGATGGACTTCATTGTCCTATTTTGTAAGTCCATCCACCATTGATAGTAGTGTTTGTAGCCAAACCTATTAGCTAGTAGTAACTCATATAAAAAGCTTTCACTGAAATGTGAGTATCTTTCTTTAACTAACATTGTTCCCCCTTGATAATTGTTTATTAATATACTTAGATATTTAATTGGTTGAATAAAAGAGAGTGAGGACTTTCATCCCCACTCTTTGGGTAGACTAGTCATTAATTCCTAGTGACTCAAGTAAGTCAGCTGGAATCGCTGTGAAATCTATTTCTACTTGAGCTTTACTCGCTTTGAGCTTAGCAATCTTAGTTGCTATTATCTCTTCAGCTACTGCTATCTTCTCAGCAGTAAGCCTACCAGACTTGATCAGCAACTTGAGGTTCTTTATTTCAGGGTCACTACTTCCAGCTCTAAGTCCTGGGTTGGCTGGGACATACTTAACACCTCCATTAAGCTCAGTCGCTTTCCTTAAGTGATTGCTCACCATTCCCGCTGTGTATTCCCTTACCAGCTTGGGTGTGCTATACTTAGCTTTAGCTTTATCACTAAAGACTGTTTCTTTCTCCAGGATAGAGTGAGTGACTATATCTATCACTTTCTTTCTATCTTCTGTAGATAAGACATACTTCTTTGTTTGCTTACCACACACACTATAAACTGCATTTATAACTGCTTGACTTTGCTTCATTAAGCCCCCTTGGGTTTAATATAATAAGCTTTATTGCTTATTATATATATTAATATATTTATTTGGTTTATATATATCTACTTACATTCATTATTTATATTAATATATATAATTGGTATTGAGTGGGTCCAGCGTAGCAGTGTCACTAATAAAGGGGAGAGACTCTCGCCTCTCCCCTAATGGGGGAATTATCTCATTGTTTGTTTCTTAACCCCTTTTGCTTGGCGAGTAGGACCTATCTTGATCCACACCTCCTGTCCTTGGACAGTCTCTCTCTTGGCTCCGATAAAACCATTGATTTGCTTATCGAATATAATAATAGTCGACATCTCTTTCTTTTGTCGCTTCATTCCTATCCCCTTTATAAGCTTTGGTTTGTCTCTTAACTCTTGCTTCTTGTACTCTCTTTAAGGAAGCGAGCATCTCTGCTTGCCTCTCATTTAACTCTTGTAACATCTCTCCTTTGTTCACATATCCTCCTAGTATCTACATATACTCATGTATATCTTCAACATCAATCTCCTCATAGGAGAGTCCCATGTTATTGTTAATGTAACTGACTGCATCAAACTTAAACATAAACACAGCAACCACTTCATTATTTATGTTGCGGACTAGGTATCTCACCCCTTCACCACCTTTATTAGATACTCATTCTTAGTTGATCTTTGTAGACTAGTTAACTCATACAACACACCATTTCTAGTATCATCATCTATATTGTCATGACATCCACATCTACTACTTACTTCACCATCTTTAGTGATATGTATTTCACAAGGTGGACAATCATCATTAGAGTACAACCAATCATTAGTATACTCTTCAAACCCAGGAACATCCTCAATTAACTCCATAATGGGATGACTTATGTAAGAATAACAATGACCTCCATCCCAATCATAGTTAATGTGAGTAGTATTAACTTCCTTATCAAATCTACCTTTAAGAAGTAGAAGTTCTACATCTTTTATTAATTTTTTATCACTCATATTTATTTCCCCCTTTATTTATATATAAGTATATAATTGGTATATATATACTCACACATATGATTAATAATTATATTAATATATATATTTGGTCTATGAGTTGTCCAGCGTAGCAGTGTCACTCCTCTTACGAGGAGCGACTGATGTGTTACTCAATGATACAGAACTGTCCCTTATCTGGCTCACTCTTACTCAACTCTTTACTTGTGAGTTCACGTATACACTCACCGTTATATACTGACGCATCCTCTTGTGCTTGCTCTTTAGACTCTGCTGGTAGTATGAATGTCTCTCCATCCTCTTGACATAAAAAGTATCTCTTACTCATTTATTCCCCTTTGTTTAGTGTTACTCTATGACACAGAGCAGCGTTGCTCTAACCATTTTGGCATTGGTCCTTCGTGGTTATTTTTAATGTATGTTATAGTTTCATCTAATACATCTTGTCCTACATTGTCTATGAACTCAAGCAACAACACACGCTTATTAACATGTGATATATTATGTAGGGCTTGGTAAACCCATGATCCACCCATATAGAAACATATTGCATTTAATGAATCATCACTCATTTATTCTCCTTTGTTATTGTTTATAACATATCTATTCTGCTTACTAATGGTTAGTTCTGATCTCCTCCCATGCTTCATAGTAACAGTCTATCCATAGGTTATTACTGTCTGCTGGATTGAGTAGTGGGTTGTGTTGTAACCCTTCATCAACTGCTTTCTGTACTAAGTCCTCATCACCATATATAGTAACGTGGAACATACAAGTCATCACACTACCAGCATGACAGTAACATATGCAGTCCAACTGTTGCTGTGCTGTTAAGCTGTTCCACACTTTAACTTTCTGTACTGTAGTCATATTACTCCTTTGTTATTGTTTATAAATATATATTTAATTGGTATAAAAGGGGAGCAATCGCTCCCCTCTTCTTACTTAGTTGAATCGATTGTTTAACTCTCTCACTAACTCTTGATTGTCAACTAAATAATCATAATCATCACAGTTGAAGAAGAATCTGTAACTCCCTTCTAACTTCTCATACAACACATCACTATGAATAACACAGTTGTCTTTAACTAACAACTCACTGTTATCTCTAATGAACTCAGCAGACTCAGTGAACTGACTCTTCTTTGTGAATGTATTCATTCATTCTCCTTTGTTGATTGTTATATATAATTATATAATTGGTCTATGAGTTGTCCAGCGTAGCAGTGTCAATTAATATAAAAGGGGTGAGCGCGAGCTCACCCCCAATCAATCACTCGCTGATGCCTAAGCTCTTGAGCAAGTCAGCTGGAATCGCTGTGAAGTCTACCTCTACTTTGTTCTTAGTAGAGAGTTCAGCTTTGCGCTCATCAATCCTTGCTTGCGCTATCACTACCTTATCTGCAGGTAGTTTGCCACTCGCTATCAGGAGTTTGAGATTCTTGATCTCAGGGTCACCACTCCCTGCTCTTATCCCTGGGTTCGCTATTTTATGCTTAACCCCTCCATTGAACCGCTCATCCTTGCGATACCAGTTGCTCACCATACCAGGAGTATAATCCTTTCTAATTATCTCCTCAGTATGATATTTCTTCCTCGCCTTATCACTGAAGGCTGCTTCACCGGAGTGTAAGAGTGCAGACACTAACATAATCACCTGCTTTCTAAACTCGGTTGTCATCACACTCAAGATGTTGGTTCTATCTTCGAACTTAACACCGGCTTCCTTCAACACTGCATGTGTCGCTTTGTAAACTGCATCACTTTGCTTCATAATCCCCCTTGTAAAAGTTGTTAATTATTTGTTGTTTTGTTATTGTATTATTTGAGTTGGTAAATAATTCAACCAACCATTTATACATCACTCCTCCTTGTTAGTTATTATTTATAAATATATATATAATTGGTATTAAAACTAATAATTATATAATTTAATCTACTTAATATTTATAAATAATTATAGAGTTGGTATAAAAACGGCCCGCTAACCTTGAAAAAAACAAGGAAGCTTCGAGTTGGTACTGGTACTATCGGCCCGCACGCTCTGACGGGAGCATTTTTGCATTTCGTTGCGGTTCACACAAGGGCCCGCGGCCTTCCACCCGGGAGGGGAAACGCAAGTACCACTACTTGCTCACATTCCTTATAAATATAACTTTATGTATTCTTTATGATTACTATCTGGCATCAGGCGCATTACACCTATCTTATCTAGGAGTCGCAAGAAGTCCATCTCTATATGGTCGCCGGCATTATACGTATCACACGACAACCTGAAGTATGGAACTCGTTCAGCTATTTTCACGCCCGGCGGTATCATATGTTCTTCCTGATCCTACGCATAACTTCACCGAAGTAACTAGGGTACTTGTGCCCAACAAGGATATCAGCCAACAAATGGGCGAAGGCCCACATAATGATTGCCTCATTCCCAGTGAGTCGCTTGTATTTCTGTTCCAACTTCACAACAGGATCTGACTCCCAAGGGTGGACACTAGAAGCCTTGTTGTTGTTGACAACACCCCATGCATTCCACATATGTTTGTTAGGTGGTGCGCTCATAGCAGTCCACCCATCCTTCTAAGGTTCAGTATTACATTCACCCACTCCGTGTGAGTCAAACACCTAATCTTCCTAAGTAGTGATATTAATTCACTCGCAATCGCATAATCTTCGATATCTATTATCGCCATACTCCTCCTTCTGACTGAATAAGGACACCTTTAAGGATACAACCTCTTCGATGTTGATAGCACCTATCTTACGCAGTATATTTAAGAGTGGGAAGACAATGTTTAAATCTACAGTAGTCATATACCCCTCGTCTGAATACAAGCCGCATTCCATGCCCACCATTGCAAAGGCACCACGCCCATTTTGCGCAATAAGTAGAGCATCCCCAAAGCAGCTTCGGCTTGCTCATCATCCCAATCACGTATCGCCACGGCGGTACCTCCAAGGTATATACACTGTGAGTTGAATCCCTTCAAAGTCTTCAGTTTCCCAACGTAACACTTTTGTAATCAACTCTGCGAACTCCCATATACTATCTTGAGTGTCAGGATGCACATGGTCTTGGTCTTCGAAGGTTCTATATACGTAGTGTATGAAGTTCATTCTATCTCTTCTCCATCGCTGCAAAGTAATCAGGGTACTTATTCTTGATTAAGATCCGACCTAGTAAGTATACAAAATTAGATATGTCGGTTGTTCCATAGTGTGGGCGACCAGTAAACTTCTTATGCTTCTCTATTAGGCGAATGAGTGGAGACTCATGGTTTTCCCACTTCCACATGTTCAAGCTGCTAGCATTTAAAGCAACATACTTAAGTGTATCGTTTAGTGACTCAATGGTGACCGCACCACCTTTTGTTAAATCCACCTGTGTTCCCTTCCATGTATCATCACTCATTGGCATCTCCAAAGAAATTCGTTATATTCGTATAGAGCACACCATCGTATAGCTTTTCATAGCTTTTATTTAAGTGTGCTTTGTTGAGGCCCATTCTGTTCAGTAAGAATAGAAGACTGCGTATTACACCCCTGTCTTCTAAATAATACCTATTAAATATTAAGTTATTTTGCTTTGGCGTTGATCCATTCATTTATAAACTCTTTATCATCTAAGCCAAATAGACCTATATGTCCAAGTACAGCAAATTTTGTTAACACATCCATCTTACTTAAAACAGATAAGAGGCCCACTATTATTAATTTATCTTCTGTAGTCATATCTTTATTCTACAAACCTCTCAGGAATATGAAGTGTGACGACATCTAGCGATGCAACTCTTTCACATTTCCATCGCAACACCCTTATAATCATAAACTCCCAGAATTTCCCATACCGGTCACTTTGCATTTGTAAGATCTTATTAAATGATATAGGCTTATGATGCATAATTTTCACTTACACCTTCGGGGGCCCTTTTAGGGGGTAAAACAACTATTACATCCACCTGTTCAACCCTTGGACCTCAACGTAAGTAGGACAATTATTTGGTACACCCACTATACCACTTATGTTAAACATTGATGCCATTGGGGATAAAGTAACTGAACACACCTTGACATGTTCAAGGCTGCATGCCTTATTTAAAAGAATAGCTAAAAATGATACAATAAGCTGGCGTGACTCTTCAGGGATCGCACTGCTACTTGATAATACATATGCGCCATTGTGTGTTTTATAAATATTCATAAATTCGCCCTTTTCATTAGTCTCATTGCTAGATTAAGAACCCAATTGTCATCTTCTATTTCCATCTTTGGATGAAGCTTAGCCATTAGAATTAGGAACTCTGTTATGGCTATAACCTCTGCATGATGATATCTATATGTATATTCAGTCTCATCCATTTCCCAATAAATATCCTCTGCCTCAGCTACAGAAATCCCACTTTTAGATCTTATATATGGTTTCATATCTTTTTAAATGCTTTCTCTATAGCCTTATATGAATCCGGTGATACGTATAATTTATCAGGAGTGCCAAGGTTGTGCAATATCTCATCCATGCCGAAACGTATTTTGAATCCGGCATGTGTTGCTACAGAGACACAATGGATGCGCTCAAGAAGATTTATAAAATCCATTATTGCTATGTCTTCTTCTACGGAGAAGAACTTAGGCCAAGCCATCTAGTTTCTTCTTTTCATATTTCTTCATAACGTCTCCCCAAACTAATATTATTTTGTACTCATCACGACTTGAGTCATAATGCCTTTCTACACCAAATCTACCATACTCTGTTGGAGAGCTTCTATGCTCTGGACAAAAAAGAGAACATACGACAATAAGGAACTTCCTTATCATATCTACCTCACTTCTTGTATATAGTTTTTTCATCACCTACCTCTAGTATTGAATTAAGACCCTGATACTGTGGAGATGGTGAAGGGTGTGAACCTACAAACCCTTGCTCAATAGCTTTTAGTAAGCCATTTATGCCGACCATATCATCTATAAACTTCTTCTCACAGACTCTTCCTAATAATTTTATAAATTCACGTTTTATTGTTATATCAACCATAGGTATATTATACGATCTGTATTAAAAATAAGGTATAACTACATTATGGATGTTGTAGTTTGGACAGGTATCACTTTTGGGGTTATTGCTCTATCATTAATTATGTACATGTGTAGAGAGGCCTACTACACATGGAAAGTAGTTACTAAAATAAGAGCACACGCCAAGGCAATAACCGACGTTAATAAAAAAGTAACATCTATTAAAGACTTTACACTACTGATGTGTAAACTTAAATTAATGAAGTATGAAAATGCCTGGTTAGTAGAAGTGAACTACTTAAGCAAGGCTCAAGTTAAAATTGATAATATTAGAAAAATTTAAACCCCAATATTAAAATTACATATCTCATACGGATGATAAGGGTCTATCCCTACTGCCAATGTTAACGCAACAATTGTATTAGCCTCTTTAATACCTATTCTTAACAATAAGCAAGAAAAGAGAGCAATATTATTTCTGTGGAGGGAGGGTAACCATAGGCCATTCAGCTTTGAGTCTCTCTTTATTGATTGTATCCAAGTGCTTCTGGAATCTTGTTCTAGAGATGTTTCTCCACCCTGTTCCAAGGAGTTTGACTTCATAGATTTCACCCTTTGTATGCTTTATCGTCGTATTGTCCGCTTTCGCCTGCTCTTTGTTTATTTTTTTAAAATAACCGCGTCTATCATTCACGTCGCATAACACCTCAATAAAAGTATTATTTTTTTCTTCTTCCGTGTCTAAGAACCGCATTCGCAATAATCTGGCCACCTGTGTCTCCTTTGTGTATTGGTACGCTATAATGCTCATGGAGTTTCATTCCTAGAATCTTATCCCACAGCAATACAATAAATTTGGTTTTTACCACAAAACCGTAATCTCTAATCTTATTCATAGATAGGTTATACGTTTTATATTTTAAGCTAGGTCTTCGCTATTTTTCATACTACGAAAGGATTCGACTCCAGAAGTGGAATCTATAAGGGCATTGTGTGTTAACACGTCTAAGGCCATTTCTAATCTTTGGTTTTGAGTTGGTGGCTTGGGATTTAAGAATTCAGGTAAGCACTGCGATTTAAAAGGACAAATAATGCAACGAGTAGAATTCATGCATTTTCCATCCACGCTTACAATCTCTTCTAAAGTTTTTTCATCAATACTTGCTAACATATTAAAGTAGGTACTCCTCAACACTAATATCTAATAATAATCTCATTGCAATATCTTTATACCTTGCATCGGCATCGTCCTCAGTTTCTCCGTCAATTCGCACAACTTCGGCACAACTCTTATAAGTGCCATCTTTTCGCTTTTTTAGCTTACTAAGCGGGCACTGCTCACATATTGTTGGATTACTCCAGCAGCAATTGCCCTCTTTATCTATTATTTTCTGTAATATGTCTTTCTTATCCATCTCATCCATTATATTATCGTATTGGTTTCAATTAAACTTATTATATCGTGCGGTATAATAAGCTTATAGGAGTTTTTATGGCTAATATGAAAAAACCAGATGGATTGTTGGCACCCTCGAGTAGATCCACCCCATCTCCATTCCCCGATATACTTTCTGATGTAAGCATCAAAGGTAATCCATTTGATCAGCAACTCAAAAATAGAGGTATTAGGCTGATACACAGGAGAGCTACTCTCTGTCCAAATATAAACAATATAGATGACAACACCCATGACCCAAGATGTAAGATCTGCGATGGAAGTGGGATATTTAGATATGAAGAGAAAGAGATAGTAGGCGTGTTTCAAGGAAACTCGCTGCAACGTCTGTTTGAGCAACAGGGTATCTGGGAAATTGGCACTGCTACAGTCACACTGCCTACCCAATACGAGGACGGAACACAGGCCGACTTCAATACCTTTGATCACCTCATCATTCCTGATTATGAAATTAGAACGTGGGAGCTTAAGGGGTTTGAGCCTAGAGCCAATAATCGCCAAGCTGTCAGATATCCAATAACAAGCATTGACCATATGTCATCAGTTGAGAATGGAGTGCTTAAGATATATACAGCGGGTGTAGACTTCAACATAGTAGATGGCGAAATTGAGTGGATAAGTGGTCAAGAGCCACCATATGATAGTATTAATGAGAGAGGAACAGTCTTAACTATTAGTTATTTCTGTAATCCAGTCTATTCTGTCCTACAGAGTATGCGTGAACTTAGGGTTACGCAAGAATATGTAGATGGCCAAAAAGTGGCTCGCAGACTACCGCAAGAAGTGTTAGTAAAAAGGGATTTCTTAGTTAATCCAGCTGAGAAACTCGCTGGAAGTTGAGTAGGTCATTGAGTTATAATATAGATGTAAGTAACTCTACATATTAGGAGCTTTAGTAGTGCAGCAAAAGAATATAAAAGGCAGAATTTGCTATAGAGACAACTGTTCTTTATGTAATAAAGACAGAGGTTTTGTACCTAAAGCAAGATTGGGCAAAAAATGTAAATCTTGCTCAGGTAGGTTAAATAAACTAGGAACAACCTCTTCTAGAAAAGGCGTTAAGACTGGTAAGCCAGCTCACAATCGTGGTAAGTATTTTGACAACCCACTTAAGAAAAAGATTAGAAATAGGATGTCACGGAGAATGAGACATGCATTGAGTGGGCGAAATTTAAGTAAAAAATGGATTCATATCTTTAATATAGTTGGGTATTCTGTAGAGGATCTTCAAAAACATCTAGAGACTCGATTTCAGTCTGGCATGACTTGGGATAATATAGGCGAGTGGCATATAGATCACATAATTCCAGAGAGTAGTTTCAACTATAGTTCAACAGCTGACGAATTATTCACTCAATGCTGGTCATTAGATAATCTCCAACCCCTATGGGCAAAAGATAATCTTAGTAAAGGTAGTAAATTACTAGGGGGTGTATCATTCCAAAACCAGTAAGTAAGAAGCAAATGCGCTATATGCACGCCATCATGAATGGCGGCAAGGGTACATCATCACGTGGAGATAGAGTTCCAAAATCTGTAGCCAGTAAGTACTCAGGTGGCGATGGCGGAAAAGGTCTCCCAGAAAGCAAAGGCAAAGAACAAGAAGGCGGAGTGTGGGGCGAAAAGCACCATAAGACTGCTAAAGATAAGAAGAAGAAAAAGAGTATAAAGAAATCTTTTGAAAACTACTACTTTGGACGTGGAGCTGGAACTGTTGTCGTCGATGATAAGAGCAGGATCTTAATAGGAAAGAGAAGCGATGATAAGCTGTGGACAACACCAGGTGGACATGTAGAGACTGATGAGACCTATGAAGATGGAGCACTAAGAGAATTAAAAGAAGAAGCTAATATTACTGGGTACTCTCCTCAAATGGTTCATGAAGGTAAGTTTGGCGGCAATGAATGTCAACAGTTTGTAGTTACAGAGTTTAAAGGCAAAATTAAAAGTAATGGGGAACTAACATCTCTCAAGTGGTGTCATCCTGATGATCTACCTATGGATAAGATGAGATGGGAGGCCATAGCTGGAATTAAGTCATATCTAACATCTAAAATGAGAAAATCTTTAAGAGACATGCTTGGAATTGAGGCATTAGAGAAAAACATTATCCGTGGGGGCGGAGTTGGTGGAGCCGGTGGTAATTCAGTTGGTTTTGATATGACCCATGGCGATAGCCTTAGATTAGTGGGAAACGGCACCTTTCGCTTTCTTAGAAACACAACTAAAGGAATGAACCCTGAAGATTTCAAAGATGTAAAAATAGATACAAGCACTTTAAGTATTAGAAAGCATATGAATGATGTTTACTCAGGAAGAATAACTGATGGACATAAAGTAATTCATCAGTTTATAAATAGATCTCTTCCTCAACTGGCTGCTGAACTAATGAGCGTCTTTGAATGGTATATGCCAGAAGATGAGCCACATTTAGATAGCATATTGGATGACGGTATCCCTGATGATGCAATTCATGGTGGATTCAACGAGTTAATAGATAAATATAAAAAACACAACATTGCAAATATATACGATGAAATGGAGAACATAAGAGAAGAGGTTCGACATGGAATGGCAGTAGACTTGCAGCAAATTGAAATAAAGATAATGAAGCTGTTTGAAAAACTAGAAGGCGCTGTCCACGAAGTTGGCAGTAAGCATAATGTATTGACAGCACAATCCGGAAATGAAATAGATGAACTAGAAGCTAAGATTTTTCAACTTCAATCGAAAATAGAAGAATTGGGAAAGAAACCCGTAACTGTTGAGGCATATTCCTCTAATCCAGTTAGACCTGCTAATCTCCTAAGTAATGATTATTGCTACTTTACGAAACCTGTTATTGAGATCTCACCCAATGGTAAGATAAAAATTGTTTTTGCAAACGACTGGAACCATATGGACCAAGAAAACTTCTTACAGGACATGAGGGCAAAGACTATCAAAAAGAGTAGGGGATAAACGTGATTCATCCTCAATTTGAAGTTGATAGGTTAAAACAGACTCTAATTTTTAAAGGACTGTCTGAATCAGAAGCGAATGAATTAAGCACCTTAGCTATGCAGGACATAAGCGAAGCAATGAACTCTTTGGCTTTTGATGCCGCAAGTCAAGCAGCTGAAGCTGGAATGTCTATGGGAGCAGAGAAGTTCGTAGAGCAAATACAGATTATTGATGTTGGTGGAATATTTAAGGTTGCGACATCTTCAGGTAAAACAGATTTTTCACTCCCACCCTTCCCAATGTTGCCTAGATTACTAAAGAATGCTAAGGTTGCAAAAGATGGGTCACTCTATAGGGTAATTCCTGTTGGAAGTAAAAGCGCTAGTCGTAAAAGAAACTTAACTACTCTTTCCGATGTGCAGCAAGATATCAACAAGCAGCATGTGGTAGATTTAGAAACTAGAAAGCAGATATTAAAAGAAGCAAGAAGTATATCTCTTACAGGTGGATCTAGTGCATTCTCTGGATTACAGAAAGCTCAACAACTTTTATCTAGAAACAGGCAAACAGCAAAAAAAGCAGAAGCACCAGCGGCTGGGCACACTACATTTAGAACTGCATCAAGTAAACAAGATCCAAATCAGAAATGGGTGCTTCCAGAGAAAAAGTTAAATATGAGAGTTATTTTAGATGATATAAATAGACAACTTGAAGTAGAAATACAGCACATGGTGCAAGATGTTGTAAATAGTTATGAGGAGTTAGCTTAATGAGTATGGTTATGCCAGAAATCATAGTTCAACGCGTACTACAGAAAGGAATCAAAGACTTAAGGAATGACCCGGATGCCTTTAATAAGATCTTTTCACAATTCCTATGCGATGAGCTAGATTTTGATTACGGACAAACTCAAATTGATAAAGTTAGGGAGTGGTTTTTTGAAACTAAGATTCCAGTCTTACAGGCTTGGTCTCTAAACCCTGATAGGATTCCGTGTTTTAGTATCCATCTTGCGAGCGAATCTGAAGATGAAAACAAGGCAGCTATTGGTGATTACTATGGAGATGCGAGTGATTCTACTATATCCACTGGAGTTTTCACTGTACACGTGGATATAGGCATTCATGGTGATAAGAGTGGAGATACAGTCTTGTGGTTATACTATATAATGTCGTATATATTCTTTAAGCAAAAGAGAGTGGCAGAAAGACTTGGCTTACAATTGCACACCTGGCAAGCATCTGATTACAATAAGAATGATCAGTATGTGGCTGAAAACGTTTGGAGTAGATGGGTTAGATTTAGGTGCACTACTCAAAATTGGCTTGAAGATGAAGCCTTTACCGAGACAGATGACTTAAAGACAGAAGTGACCTATGAATCTATAGGCGACAACGGTGATGACCTAAGTTAAGGCAACCACCCACTATATAATGGATTAAGGAGACTAGATATGGCTAAGAAAAAGAAACAATCCTCTAGCGGCTTAATGGAAGACATCAAAAAGATGGAATCTGAAAAAAGAGACAAAGCTATGAAGAAAGTTGAAAAGAAAGAAGAAAAAGTTTCCTTTGATGCTTGGTGGATGACTCGCTCAGCGAGAATCCCTAGAAACCATATGAAAGAGATTATTAAAGCTGATTTCAGGGGACGCAAGTTGTCAAATGAAGAAAAGACTGAAGATTACGATAAAGCCTTAGCGGCTTATGGTATTAAATTATAATGTGAGTGGATTGGCTCCAAAGTTGTGATATAATTTTGAGAGTGAACCGAAGAATATTAGGAGGCCTAAGAAAATGGCAATTAATGTAAGTTTTAATGGCGCTACGATTTTTAAGCCAGGTGCGTACTCAAAGGTCAACATTGATCTTGGCGGAGGATTTCCATTAAGCCCAACAGGGCTTATCGCTATCTTCGGTGAGTCTGATGCTGGTGCCCCAGGTGCAGATGAAACAGATATAAAAAATAACGTATTTAGTCCAGAGCAGATTCCAATCATTCGTGATAAGTATCGCAAAGGAAATATAGTTGATGCATCTTCATTCTTGTTTGCTCCGGCAAATGATGGAGCGATTCCAAGTGGAGCACAAGCTGTTTACATTTACAAAACAAATAACTCAACAAGAGCTTCTTTAGCACTAGCAACTGCATATGGTACAGCAAGAGCTTTAGAGTACGGTGTCGGTGGAAACTTAATCACTGTTGAAAACACTTTAGTAGCAGAAACTGCTGCAGTTGAGGTTTCAAGTGCAACATTTGATGAAACAACTATCGCTGGTAGTGATAGTTTTAGTGTTCAAGTTCAAGGTGAAGCATTAAGCACATTCTTATTCTCAGGAGCTCCTGCGAACAATGCAGATCTTGCATCTCAACTATCCAATGCCGGTAACTGGTCAGCGGGTCTCCCTGCTGGAGTAACAGTAACTGTTGGTGGTGCAGACGGTGTTTCAACTGTTCAATTTGAAAGAGATGCAGACGCTAATGCTCACACATTGGGATATGGAAGAAACTTTGAACTAACTGATGGGACTAATACTCCTTTAGCTGTTATGAATATGACTGTTGGCCTTAAGGCTGCAAGCGTAGAGCCTTCTGCTACAGTTAAAGTTAACAACACAAGAGATCTTGTTATCGAAGAAGAGATTCTTGGTGGAAATGTAATTCTCAATGTCGGATCTACTGACGGGACTGCAGCAACAGTAACTGTTGACGCAACAAAGGTTTCATTAATAAGAACTGGTGGAGCTAACCCTGGAACAATTGATCTTGCTAAAGATTCTTACCCAACGCTTTTAGAATTAGCTAACGCTATCAACCTAAAAGCTGGATGGTCTGCTTCTCTTAGTAGCACTCTTTACAACTCCTTAAGTAGCTCATCTCTTGATGAAGTTGCAACATTAGGTGCTCTAAGTGCTGGAAGTGAACCCGCTCAAGTTAAGCGTGATGCCTCTGAAGTTGCAGTGATGTTTGAAAACTCAAGCATTGCTTCTTTAGTTAATGGCGCAAGCACTGGACTTCCAGATGCACTAGCTGAAACTGCTCTCGATGGCGGAACAAAAGGTGTTACTTCAACTGCTGATATTACAAATGCTCTTGATAAGTTCACTAAAATCAGAGTTAACTCTGTGGTGCCTCTTTTCTCAAGAGACGCATCAGATGATATTGCTGACAATCTTTCTGAAGTTGGATCTACATACTCAATCTTGGGTGTTCATCAAGCTGTAAAAACTCACTTGAGTCTAACTGCCACAACTAAAAAGAGATCTGAAAGACAGGGATACTTATCTTACAAAGATAGCTATGTTGATTCTAAGGAACAAATTGGGTTGTTGGCTTTTGAAAGAATTCAAATGTTGATTCAAGATGCTCGTCAAATCGATGGACAAGGAACAATTAAGTGGTTCCAACCTTGGGCAACTGCTTGCTTGCTAGCTGGTTCTAGAGCTGGTGCTCCTATCGGAGAGCCAATGACGAACAAGTTCTTGAACATGACTGGAATTCGACATACTGCTCAACCAATGAGTACTCCTGAGCAAGATATCGTAATTGATTTTGATCCTGACTTGCAAGCTGACGATGCGATCCAATCTGGTGTTACTTTCTTAGAAGCACCTCAAACTGGTGGATTTAAAGTAGTAGTTGATAATACAACTTACGGAAGAGATGGCAACTTTGTTAAGAATAGAGGAAACGTCCAGTACGCTGCCGATGTTCTAGCTTTTGACTTCAGAAGTCAATTAGAAGCAATCTTCGTTGGTCGTAAAAACACTCTTCAAGCTCAAGAGGTTAAGTCTGTTGCGGAAGCAATCTTGGCAACGTTCTTGAATCAAGGTATTACGGTTTCAACACCGGATGCCCCTGGCGGATTTAAACAGCTAACAGTTGAACTTGATGGAAACACCATCTTAGTTAACGTAACTGTTAAATTAGTTGAAGGTGTAGACTTTGTGCTTACAGAGATTAACATGCAGAGAGCTTCTGGCGCTGCTTAATTTCAGCTTAATATTCCAAAATTTAAAAAGCCGACCCAGTGTCGGCTTTTTTTATTTTTAACCATTTTTTGGAGTAAAATAAGATCATGGCTAATACAAAACAATATTCTGATTTAGCAGCAGCAATTAATAAATCATTAGTTACAGCTAACATTACCACATTAACTTTTACTGCTAAAATGGATGAAGTAGTTAACACAGTGACTTATTCAAATATTTTAGATTTTGAGGGATACCATTTGCAATCAAGTGCAGATAGTGTAGAGAAGATATTAGATGAAGCCTTTGCTAAAATTGGAGCATTCAGTGTTGTTAAAAGCCCATCTAGATTAGTTAGTCCACCTGCTGATCCAGCTGATGACCATTACCAAGTTACATATGGATTTTACTTAGATAATAAAGATTTGCCACCCGGTGAAGCTGAAGAAAATAAACTCAATGCTGACGTTCAAAAAATAGCTCAATCTAATTCTAGTTCTATAAAATCTACAACTAGAGCACTCAAGTACACTACAAAGTCAGATTCATCTATATTCAATATCACAGATCCTGATGGGATAGGTGATAGGACAATTACCATAAACACCACTGTAGTCATTAATAAGCCAGTTTAAGTAAGATTGTGGTATATTAATACTCGAACCGCTGTGGTTTAAAAAAATTCAAGGTAAGGTGAACCGAACACCAAGGAGTACGATATGAGTGGAATTAAACCCTCATTTATAACTGGCGCTAATGCCAAAATTAAAGCAGGTGATATAACTATCGCCTATGCTCAGGATGTGGCTTATAACACCACTGTTACAACTGTTCCTATCGAAACTATGGGTCGATATGAAGTAGTTACTAACGAACCTGTTGCTTACTTCGTAGATGGTTCGCTATCTGTGATTCGCTACACGAGCGTAGCTGCTGGACTTGCAGGAACATCGAGTGACGGAAACGGAGTTGGTAATTGGAACTTTGCTGATCCAGCGGGTTCAAATGGTGGACAACACTTTAATCCAGCTGAGATGTTAGCTTCTCAAACTTGGGATCTTGAGATTTTTCAAAAATCTGATAATGCCGGTGCGATAACTACAACTCGAGTGATTAAAGTTAAAGATTGCAGATTTACTCGTAAGGGTGGCTCAATCACTAAACGTGGAGTTCTTGTAGAGCAATTCTCATTTAACGCTATTTTGGCCGACGATGACAGCTTGACAGCCGAACGTTCAGGAGACACAGACCTAGCATAACGACTGTGAGGTTATTAAATGGCAGGACTTGCCCCGTTCTTTATTACTGGAGCGAACGCTAAAATTAAGATCAATGATAAGACGATGGCGTTCGCACAGAACTTTTCCTATTCAATTACTGTAAAGCATGTAAAACCTAAGGTTCTTGGGCGATTTGAAGTTGATAGCATTGAACCCGTATCCTATGAGGTTACAGGCTCTTTCTCCATTATTCGATATGCCAAAGGTGCAGCTGGAGCTATAAGTAGCACTAAGGCTGGTGGTAGCTTTCAAAGAGTTGTAGATGGAAAAGTTGTACAGCAAGAAGGAGTTAGCAACCTTAAAGCCCCAAATGGAGTTTCAGATAAAGGTAATGGTGTTGGAGCATGGGGCGACGATGGTAAAGACTTCTTCAACTCCGGTAGAGCAAATGAAGCCTTTAATCCTGCATCTTTTAAACTGGCAACATTTTTTAATATAGAAATTTGGCAAAAACTTGCTGGTGGCAATCAATGTGGCATAGCAAGAATAAGAGACTGTAGAATAGAAAGAGCAGATTTCAATATAGCAGGTAAAACTGCGCCAGCAATTCAAATTTTTAACTTTACTGCGATATATGCCGATGAGGATAGTTTCTTAGCAGATTTTTCTAGTACAAGTCCTGCCGGTAGCGCAGGTAACCAGGTGAGAGCATAATGGCTAGTGATTTTGGTACAGGCCAATCATTTGGCCAAACTCTTTTAGATAATGTTTCCGGTGGAATAGCTCCTATATTTAGTGCTAAGCCATCAGCTAAGTACACAAGTGGTGCTCGCTGTGTAATTAGAGTAAACAATAGAATTGTCGGGTTTGCATTCCAAGCTTCATGGCGTATAAACACAGTACAAGAAGAGATATTCACGATTGATGACTATCTTCCTTATGAATTAGCACCCCAAAGAATTTCAGTTGAGGGTACATTAGGTATGTGGCATATACCTGGCCAAGGTGCCTCTGCCGAATACACTCAATCAAATGTTTTATCTTTTATGACTCATCGTTATATATCTATAGAGATAAGAGATTCAGCAACCAATGATTTGCTGTTTCAAACCTCTAAAGCTGCAATAACTTCTAGAATAGAAGATGTTAAGACTGATGAGCTTAACCGCATCACCCTTAGCTTTAAAGCAATTGGCTGGCAAGATGAAAAAGCGCCAACTCCACAGAAAACTCAAGAAGTTAAGCAATTTCAAGACGATGGTAAGGGTATCACCCCAAATACATCTGTTGTTTTTGACACCCCTCCATATAAGATTCCAGGAAGTTTTGATCCAAGCTCTATAGCATAGTTGGGTATAACATAAGTAAGACAATAGGAGAACTTAATGGATTTACCTAAAAAGCAAGATATATTTGACTTTGACTATACTTCATTTGAATCAGGAAAAAGATACGAAGGCGCTTTTACAGTCTTATGTAGTTTAAATATTGAGCAAAGGCATGCACTTGAATTAGAGAAAACAAGATTAATGGGTGGTCATCTTAATCCATCTGATGGACTTTCAGGTCTTGCAACTATATTATCAAAACTTAGAACTCACATGATTGATGGCCCACCTTGGTGGACTCAAAGTATGGGTGGCTCTAAGATAGAAGACGAAGATACTATTGTGGCTCTTTATGATAAGATCCTGGAGGCTGAAGATAAATGGAAGGAAAGCCTGAGAACGAAGGGCGAAGAGGCGAAGAAAGAGAACGAGAAAGAAGCAGAGAAGACGGAGACACTGCCTCAGGAATAACGCTTTTCGATGCAATTCAAGAAATCACTAAATATAATGCAAATGCCCCACTTGATAACAATAGGCAACTAGAGCTTTATTTAAAATCATGGTGGTCTAAGATCTATAATAGGCCACTTAAAGACCCCTTATTACAATCATATACATTAGAAGAACTTCTATATGAATTCTACGATAGAGTTGAGCGTAAGCAAGCAGAAGAAAAGAATTCTGGTGAACTTAATGATAGAATAGATGGAGAGCGCTTTAAAGAGAATCTAGATTGGGCAGAAGAAGAAGAGCTCAAAGAGATAGAGGCTCTTAAGAAAAAACAAGAAGAAGAGAGAAAGCTTCAAGAAGCAATTGAAGATAAAGCAATAGATCCCTTGGATGATGAAGATGCTAAGTGGATGAAAGATCAGGTTCAAAAAGAGATTGAAGAAGGTAAAAAGCTTTACGGTGATGACTTTGGTGAAGATATTGAAGAGGAATTCTAATGGCAGATGATGTAAACAAGTCGAGTAAACCAGTAAATGCTATTGATGCTGTTGGCTCATCATCTAGTTCAAGATCTATTGAAGATGTGGTAAGTCGTGCCAGGCAGTCTATTAATAAGCCGATAGCGGAAATAAGAAAATTACAGCAAAAATTACAACAAGTAAGATCTATGCGTACTCAGCTTGCTGCTGAGTATAGATATAAGAAAGAAGACGAAGACCTCAATGAAGAGGGCATATCCCCAGCTCAAAGAAATGAGGATATGACCAAAATAGCAATAGATATTGCTGAATTAACTCCTGCAAGAGATAAGACACTAGGTCAACTTAGATCACTAAGACATGTAACAAATGAAAGAAGTGAGGCAGGCATAAACCGCGCTGTATCTAGATTTGTTAGTCCAAAAGAACAACAATCAAGAATTAGAGGTCTCTCAAGAAGTGTTAATACATTAGAACCTGCTATACATGAAGCTGATCAAAGAGGTTATTTAGGACTAGAGCAAATAAAAATGCAAAAGCATAGTCAAGCTGCAGGTATAGCTGCACAAATTGAAGATGCTCAAAAAACAGGTAATAGTAGTTTAGTTAATAAATTAGGTAAGCAGCTTGGCAAGGTTGAGCAAGATGCAGCCGTAGCAGAAAAAGGTCAACAATACCTCAGGCAACAAGGTTTAGATCCTCAAAGTAAATTAAATAACATTAATAGGGTTTCGTTAAAGGCACAAGATAGATTGAAGATGGATGAGCTATCTAAGACTACTGCCGACACAGGTGGTAGATCAGTTAGAGACATATCGGCAGAAATTTCTGATGTAGCTAGTGCGTTAAAGGAATTAAAGGAAGGTTTCAACGAAGGGGCCATTTCATTAGAAGAATTTAATGAAAAAGCTGGAGAAGCTTCACAGAAATTTGAAGATTTAACAGATGAAGAAAAAGCATCTGCAGCAGCTGGTGGTGGTGGAAGAATGGGACGAGCTAGTCGCTTCTTTCAGGGTGCAGCAATAATAGGCGGTGCGGCTGTCAACATCGGTCAAGCACTAGCTGTCGATCATAAACTTGCTCAAATAAATAATGCTGCAGCAGTTGGCGGTCAAGCTAACGAGAAATATGACTCGTTAACTAGAGCAATCCAGGGTGACATGATGGCACAGAACATGATCCTTGGTGGCGGTTTCGCATCCGCAGATGAAATGCAAAATAGACTAGGTAGTAGACAAAAATATATAAAAGAAGGTCAAATAGCAACCGATACATTAACAGGTGGTGCTGCTGGAGCTACTGCATGGGCAACTGGTGGATTATCGCTGTTAGCTGGTGGCGCATCAACAATAGCAGATAGTGCTTCAAAGGTTGCGATTGGTGGATCTGATGTTATAAATAGAGTTTCTGAAGGTCAAACAGGTGCTAATGCATTTGCTGCACAGATGAACATGATGCGACAAATTGCTCATGTTCCTGCTAGGCAGCAACAAGCATACTCTGACTATGTAAAGGGATTATCTGTTGCTGGACGTGAATCTGGAAGTTATAACACAACTGACGAAATGAATAAAAGTGACTTCATTCAAAAACTAATAGATAATCGTATTTCTACTAGTCGAGCTATGGAAGCTGCACAAACAGGAATAGCAGCACAGGGATCTGATGTATTCTCATCTAGTCAGGTTGTATACTCAAGAGGCTTAGAAAAAATGGGCCTTGGATCTATGGAACAGCAAATGCAACGCATGGGCACATTAGCACAACAAGGATCTAAAGATCCTATGCAAGACCTTGAGAGAATCATGGAAGAGGCAGTGTCACGAGGTTTTACTAATTCTAAGGGAGTTCAACTGATGGTTGACTCTGTTCAGGGATTAGCTCAAGCCGGTGGGTTGACCGCATTGGGTATTGATGCAGCCGGTGGAATGACTGCACTAATCGGTAGAACACTTGGGAAAAAAGATCCATCTAGTTCAACTATAGCTGAAATGAATGAGGCCAATACTGCAATAAGTGGGGTCAATGATGTACTGATGGATGATTCAGTATCTTTGGCCAATGTAGCTAGAGATATTGGATTACGTAAAGTATTAAAAGATCCTTTGATGGCTAAGAATGCAGCACGACTAACTGCACAAGACTTATCTGTATTACAGAGTGATGATGAAGATGCAAAAGTAAAACTACTTAAAAGCAAAGGATTAGTTGGAGCAATTGGCAAAGATATGAAAGCTGATGAGTCAATGATCAATGGCATTGTGAAAGTACAACAAGGATTCTTGGGATTAGGTGGATCTACAATGGCTGGTGCTTTTGCCCCAATAGAAGTACAAAAAGCTGCTGCAAGAATTAGAGAAGATGGAATATCTGATGAAGAGTTTAAGAGAATCCATACCAGTGGCACTCCGACTGAAAGAGCTGCCTTACAGCATATTTTCTCTGTTAACAGTATTGCTACTGGTGGAAAGGGAACAACGAAGGGGATGAATGCCCTCTTTGGGGAAGATAAAGAGCGATTTGACATTCCTGAATCTATAAGAAGACCGATTAATGTAGAGAGATCTTCAGATCAAGATATAGGTGATAAGCTTATTTCAGATATAGTGTCTGGAACCGAAGCACAAGCAGGAAATAAAGGCACTGGAGGTATAAAAGCTTTAGGTGGAAGACAGAAAGTTTTAGAAGACAGTCTTACTAAGAATATAGATGCATGGTCAACTGCTGCAGCTAATGCTGCCAAAACAATGAACACAGAAGTTAACACTGAGCAATTTAAGAAATTAGGAACAACTACTGATGAGGTAAACACTTCGCTTAAGAATTTTGGAACAACATTAGATGGTTTGAATAAGAAATTCGGAGAAGGCGTGGAAGCACCTGGACCTAAATACATAATGCATAAAGGTGTTAAATACCCCACTGGCTCTCAGAAAATTAATGGACCTAAGGATAGCAGATAATGGCAAATACCGTTAAAATTAAAACTCCCCATGCTGCTGTTATCATCTGGAACTATAATGAGAAATTAGGAACTGGAAAGAGTGGTAATGTAAATGCAGTCAATGAAGTTGTCATCAGCACCATATCGCTAAAGAGCATCTCTACATCTAAGAGTAAAGGTTCTCCTGTTGGTAAATTTCAGTTAACCTTAGCTCCAACTAAAAACTGGGTTGCAACTTTAACTCCTGGAAGCTGGTTGTGCATCATGATGTCTCAGACACCTATTACAAAAGAGGATATTCCTGGAGTAGGATCAGCTAAGCCGAATAAGATTAAGATGATAGGTAAAATTGAAGGAGTTAAACTGGACGCAGCTCCAGATCCTGTGACTGGAGCAAGGCAAACTGTATATACCGTATCTGGAGTAGACTGGGGTTATATATTTGAAAACTTCATATATCTAGATCCCTTTATAGATCCCAAAAGTGGAATCATTGGGTCAACCACATACCTTGAGTTATTTAAGATAATGGAAGGCGAAAATGGAACACCACAATTTAGCACAACAGATCAACTAATTCGCGGAATAATTGACATAATTGGTAAGCCACTAACTAAAGGTGTTGAAGATGTAGCAACCGCTTCAAATAGATTAGGTAAATCTACATTTGCATTTAAGATTCCTAGAGAAATGACTAGATTTTTAAAAATAAAAAGATATGGGCAAAAGAAAAGCGTAGATAAGACTAATGTAGCAGACTTACTGTCTTTCATATCTGGAAAACTCACAACCTTCGATGATCCTAAAAAGAACTTAAAAGCATATAGTAGAACTGCAGAAGCAGTAGGGTTTATAAACCCTACCGTGTTTAAAGGCACTAATACACTCTGGCAATTACTTATCGACAACAGTAATCCAGCTCTAAATGAAATGTTTACAGGTATGAGGTGGAATGCCGATGGAACCATGAGTTTAGCTCTATATAATAGAATAAAGCCCTTTATATTCAAAGGCGATGAAAGTACAAATAAAACTATTGGCAGTAGGTTAGATGGAGATAGTGCATTAACAGGCGCAAATAAGAAAAAAATAAAAGCAGAAACAAAAAACTTATTTTCTAAATTTCAAAATGTTAGAAGGTTTACAATACCTCTTGAAGACGTTATTACTATAAGTGCTGGAACCAACTGGAGAGATAAATATAATTTTATAGAGATAAAACCCAGTTTCCAAAATCCTCAATTCTTAAGTACGACATATAAAGCATTAGTACAGACAGCTGATGAATCTGCTTTTGCCCGTGAAGGATTTAGACCTCTGATAACATCTACAAAGCAGTTACCATCTAGTGCTTCTAAATCCTTAACACCGGGTGAGCCACAAAGTTCACTAGAGTTAGATGTGTATGAATTTGCTGGCTGGAAGGAACTTCTTAGACTTTGGTACTTCGATACGCACAAAATGCTTAACGGAACGGTGTCTATATCTGGTCAAAATGAGCATATTGAAGTTGGGGATAATATACTAATTGACATTAAAGCATTAGGCATTACACCCAATATTAGCCATGCCACTAGAAATAAAAAGGGTAAAGGCATATTCATGATGGTACACGTGGAAAACATAAGTCATGAGTTCAATATTGGAGATAATGGTGCTAGAAGCTTCATTACAAATATACAGTTTGTCCGTGGAATAATTACAAATGAGAATGGACAACTTGTCGGACGCGGAACCTTAGATAGTTTTGCTAGCTCTCTGTCTCCAGCTGATGAATTGAATTCAGTTAACACATTTGGAACATCTGCTGGTGCAGACCCTGATCCACAAAAGTTGAGAGGTAGTTAATGCCTTTTGACGACATTATAAAAGACAGCAGCGTATGGAGAGATAACTATAGCTTTCAAGAGCATGGACAATTAGATACAACAATCCGTATTGGTATCGTAAGAGCTGTAAACTTCAATAAGATTGATCAAGAGGCTAAGTACATAGTAGAAGTGCAAAGTGAAAGTGATAGGTTTGTTGTTTCATGTAAGTTAATGACACGTCTTGGTGGAGTATATAACAGTGAAGAGTACACCCTACAAACTTACAAATTCGACAAGACTAATGATAGGATTGGGAAGTTTGATACAAAAGCAGGAGACATGGTTTTAGTCACCTTTCTCAATGGTGACCCAAGAGAGGGTGTGATATTAGGTGGTATATCGCACACGGCAAGAAAGGCAAAATTTGATCCAGCAGATGGACCTCAGCATTTCGTATCTACAAACGGAATAGAACAGGAGATTAATAAAGAAGGTGAGTATATACTCACTTTCCGCGGCCAACCAACCAATGCTAAAGTACTAACTGACAAACCCAATGATAAACCTATTCCTGAAGCAGAATATGATGATGAGGTTGGGACGACCTTTATGAAGTTTGACTTAGATGGCGGTTGGACAGTATCAGACAATGCAACAGAAAATCCACAGTCCATACATGTAGATAAGGTAAGTGGAACTATTACAATAACATCTGGTGCCGTAGTTTTAAGCATAGCTAAAGAGGGTGAAGCAGTGTCTCTAACATCTAAGACGCTCAATATTAATGCTACAGATAGTGTGGATATAAAAACCAAAGAGTGGTCAGTAGAGGCATCAGAGACAGCAAAAATGAAGTCACCTAAAATAGCAATCGGCGGAGATGGAACAGAGTTACTTGATCAGATTGTTCAATTAATAGATGCCTTAGGGTCTCAGACAATAATTACACCAGTTGGACCTGCTTCTCCAGTTATGGCTTCTCCACAGTGGGCAAAAGTAGAAAAAATAAAATCAGCTATAACAGGCATTAAAGGAAGTTTATAAGATTAAGAGTTATCGCTATATAATCTTATAGTAGGAGTAATTATGGGACTTTTTCCAGATTTAAAGCAGGCTTTCGATAACTTAACGAAACCTAATAAAAAACCAGCTATCCAAGAGCCTGATCAAACTAAGGACACCTTTACTGCACAGTTAGATGCTACCTGGTATAGTCCTGAGAAAGAAAACTGGTTTAAGGCTATGCCTTATGGTTTTAAATTTAGAAATCGTAAGGGTGTAGAGCGTGTTATGTTTCTACCTATCTCTCCTCAAAATCTCACAATAACCACTCACTATGCTACAAATGTGATAACAACACTATATGGAACAGTAGAGGAGCACTCTGAGCAAAGATACTTCGACATCCTTATTGAGGGAACTACAGGAATCATGCCAAGATATACTGCACCTATTCATAAAGATAGCGTGGAGAATATAAAGAGTAACTCTAGTACCGGTAGAGCTCGCTATGATGACTCTACAGGGCATCAATTGAGCATTAGTGCCAACTTAGCAGGCGGATTCTTTTCAAAAACAATCGGTACTATAAATAATGTTCTTGGTAAGGCTCAAGACATCATAAATGGCAAAGATTCAATGGATATAAGTGGAGTTAATGATCAAAATAAAACTGGATATATGGCTTTTCATAGATTGAATAAGTTCTTTCTTGAATATAAAGCTGATGCATCTGGAGTTCACCCTTTAGCACTTGAAACATCCAATGATAGAAGGATTAGAAGTGGAGCAGACTCCTCTTCGCATCCACTTTCATTTTTAAACTATAAAGATGGAAACATGTATGATGTTGCTATACAAAAATTTACACTACGTAGATCTGCAAACAGTCCAATGCTCTACAATTACTCTATAGTACTTAGGGCTTACAACTTGAGATCTATAGCAAACGCAGGAGCGCAAGCGGGAGATTTACCCGGTAGACTCTCAACCCTTGGGTTAGATGGAGTACAATCATCTACACTACTTAGTGAGATTAGTGAGACAACCAGTGGAGTAAAGCAAGTAGTGGGTGGATTACTTGGTGGAATTAATATACTAGGCGGATAATGGCAACAATTAGCAGTGGTTCTTATAAAAAAATAGCTGATTTATCTCTGTTTCTAAAACAAACAAACGGAGATGAACTGGTATTATCAGATATATCTCAAATTATATCCCTTAGATGGACCTATCTTAAAAATAACTGGGATTTTGTTAAATCTCTAGTTGAAGACAGAGTTGAAGATTACAATGAGCCTGATTTTTTAAGAATTCAAATTGAAGACTTTACAGATTTCTTAGAGGCACAGAGAAGTTCAACAAAAAATATAAACCCACTATCCTCTAATGAGACGCTATTTAGATACTATGGCGTTTGGGATAACATTCCTATAAACAGCATTGAGCTCACAAATCAGGAGCGAGATATAGTAGATGCAGAACTTCTTAGAGTGTCAAACTTCAATAGGAAAGACTTCTTGGATATAAGAAGCCAATTAGAACAGCAAAGAGATGGTATTGCAGACAATATCGGACTCACAGATCCAGATTATAATTCTGCGGTTAAGAGAAGTCCAACCGATGCCCAACTGAGCGCATCCATTACAGATTTATCAGTTATGCAGAAAATACAAGACGCAATTGGCTCTGTTGATTTCGTACTTGCTAATATATTCTCACTTGAAAATAACTTCATAGATCCTTTTGCGCTTGCTAGATCAAATGCCAATAACCCTGAGATAGAAATAGCAAGTTATCAATCTGGCAACTTAGTTAGACTTAATCAGGGAGAGAGCTTGCAATTGTTAGCTAGACGATACCTTGGAGATGCAGATAAGTGGATAGATATAGCTATCGCAAATGGTTTAAAACCTCCATATATCGATGAGATAGGCGAAAAATTGTTTCTTATAGCTAATGGTGACAAGAATCAAATGAACCTAGCGAACACAAACACAATGGGTGAGCTAAATATAGATAAGCTAAATATAGATAAGCTATATATAAACCAAATAATCTTACTTCAATCAGATACACAAAAGTTTCCTGAACAAAGAAAGATCACAAATATTAAACAAGTTCCCGTAAGTGGAGAATTAGTGTTAGAATTAGATGGCTTATCAGATTTAGATAGATATAGAATCGACGAGAGTGCTCACATAAGGGTATTTAAGCCAAACACTATAAATAGTAGCTTCTTTATCCTCATTCCTTCAGAAGAGGTATTGCCAGATGACAGAAGAGAAGAAGTTCCATTCTTTCTGCAAGGTAAGGCTGAAGATGAAAAGAAACAGAAGGTTGATTTAGCTATAGATAACGACGGTGATTTAATATACACACCGGCTGGCGATTTACAGTTAAGTTTTGGAATTGCCAACGCGATACAAGCGATTAAGTTTAAAATGCAAGTTAAACTGGGTGAACTTAGAAAACATCCAACATTTGGCTTAGTTAATGTAACAGGGCGAAAAAATATAGGGATAGGAGCAATGAGAACACTCTTGACAGACTCCATTAATGAGCAGATTTCCTTAGATCCCAGATTTGATCGCATAGAGAATTTAGATGTTAGATATGGTGTCCCTTCAACTGGCCAAGGTGCCTCAGTGTTCGCCATAACTATGCAAGTCAGGTTAGCAGGGGGAACACAAGTTCTTCCAATAAGTTTCACTGTTGCTGCGTAACTATAGCTAGTTCGTAGTAAAATAGTCTAAAGGGTTTTATATATGGCTATACAAATTAAATCATTTAATCAGTTCTTAGGGCAATTGATCCGTAAGATTAAAGCTGATACACCTATCAATGACATAAATGATGGTTCTGCATATTTTTCACTTTTAGAAGCTGTTGCAGCAAATGATTTTGAAAACAACACCGCTATTCTTAATGTATTAGAATTACTCAATATTGATGCATTAAGGAACAATGATCTGGATGCAAAAGCTGGAGATTTTGGCCTTGAGCGACGAACTGCAGTACAAGCTAGTGGCTTTATAGAAATCGGCGACTCTAATATCACCAAAAGAAGTACCTCTCTATTCCCAATAAAGCCTGTTCCAATCATAGGCTCAATGCAGCTGTTTGTCAATGATGCAAGTGGTTGGGAGACAACCGGTGAGCTTTATATAGCTAGAGGTCAAGATAATAGATTTGAAGGTCCAATTTCATATACCAATATCGTGGACAATGGCACATTCTTCACAATTGAATTAGCGTCAGCTCTTCAGAAAGATCATTTAATCACTGATGTTATTGTTGATGGGCAAGGAACAGTTGATAGACTTATCACTGCTGGAACTGGAGTTAAAATCCCTGCCAATAATCAATCACCTGCTATAAACTACACGACGCTAAGAGATGCTGTAATCCCTGCGGGAGAAGACGTCGTCATTAATGTAGAAGTGCTGGCCGCACTAGCTGGAAGCATCAGTAATGCAGGAATAAGTACAATTGCTCAATTTGATACGGTTCCATTTGCCGGTGCAACAACAACTAACACTAGTTCTTTCTCAAATGGTAAAGCTATAGAATCAGATGATGAACTTAGAGATAGAATTAAAGCATTTGCACAGACATTAGCTAGAGGAACGAAAGCTGCAATTTTAGCAGCAGTAATCGGGATATCAGATCCAGACGACAATAAACAAGTTGCATCAGCTGTAATAACTGAACCTGTGAAGGTCGGAGATCCATCTATTATATATATAGATGATGGAAGTGGGTTTCAACCATCATTTGAAGGACAATCAGTAGATTCCCTATTAAAGAATGCATCCGGTGACGAAGAATTCTTACAACTTGCTAATTTTCCTCTTCCTCGCCCACAGGTTATCAACACTGCCTCTGGTCCTTATGAATTAACTAATGGAATGGAACTTCGTGTAAAGATTGACGACGGAGAAGAGACAATCGTGCTAAGCACAGGTGATTTTGCAAACATATCTTCTGCAACGCTACCTGAAATTGTAACAAAGATTAACGATACCTCTACTATATTTAAAGCAAGACTTACAGATAATTCCACTAGGTTATTACTATATGCATCAGCATTTGATGCTGAGATTATTCAAGTAGTTCCTATTAGAGCAACAGATGATCCAAACTTATTTGCAAATAGCGTTTTAAAGTTTCCAACTAATGAGTTTTCTCATATCACATTGTTTCAAAATGCCGACCTGCTTAGAGAAAAAGAAAAATCAGGTGAACTAGAGACTACTCCATTCTCTACATGGAATATAATTACAGATGAGAATATTATAATCTCAGTTGATGGAACTCCACCTCAAGATAGAACATTTGCTTCAACTGACTTTGGCGGAGTGTCTTTTGCAGCATTGACATTGCAAAACTGGGTTGATGTCTTTAATACGAAATTTGCTGGACTGAAAGCGGAAGCTCTATCTAGCGATGCTATGAGGATTACATCTAATAAATCAGGAGATGAATCTTCTGTAGAGATACTTAGTGGAAGTCTTCTTACTAAGTGGTTTGCAGATTTACCTACATCTAACACTGGGCAAACTGCCGACTTTGAATTAAATAGACAAAATGGAAATATAAGAATACTTAGAGATATAAATGCAGGAGATGATATCTCTTCAGGTGTAGAAGATGCTAAAGGATTTTTAGCTTCTAATCCAACCACAACTGGTAATTATAATTTATCTTCTGATGCCAATGGTCGACCCGCAACCATGGTTGTAGTTGCTGATGCAGCTGAGGTTACACCGAGACCTGTCAACATGCCAGTTGGATCTACATTAACCATATCCGATGAGGGAAGCAGTGTCATGAGAATACTCTCAAGTACATTGACTGCTTTCAGAGGAGTACACCCTACAACTGAAGATTACATTTTCATAACAGATCGAACTCTTGATCCAGGCTGGGTTGATGTAGCTAACACTGGCTTATTTAAAGTGATTGCAAAAGGTCCACATACCGATGTTGGAGTTGATAGTTATATTGATGTGTTAAACCATAATGCGATTGTACCTGGGGTTCACACTGTGAATGACGCCGGTGATTTACAAGCTTTTTTCTCTAGTGCATATCCTCAAATATGGAAAGGATCATTCTTAGATAATCCTCCATCTTCTGCATTACAGGATATAGTAGGTTCTTTAAATAACACCCTATCTAATGTGTCGGCCTCTGTGTTCAAAACAGATAAGATTAAACTTACATCATCTACAGAAGATAGTGGAAGCATTGCAATACCTGTTTCGATAGGTAATGCAGAGTTGCTATTTGCTGGATTAACTACCCAACAAGACGGCAATCCTCCACTAGTTGCGAATAGAGTCCCATCTGTAGAGACAGTTACATGGTTTAAGAGAACAACACCAACTGGTGCTAATGTCTTTCTGGGTAGGTATATCTATTCAGACCTTAAGGGTGCACTTACTGCAACATCAACTCCAGGAATTGAGGGTATTGATGCTTACAGTGATGTCTTAGAGTCTACTGGAATATTGACCGATGTCAACTTAGATAATGACAATGTTATCTCTTTTACTAAAGGAAACAATGAGGGACACTATAGATCAGTGAGACAAATCTTATCTGGTGACAGGGTTGGTACTCAATTTGGCAACCCAAGGACAGCACTTGGTCATATACTGGGAAATGATGAACTTCAAGTATTGCAGAGCATTAACTTATCAAACGAAGATAATATCGTATTTATATTAGATAAGGACTCTGTTAGTAAGACTATTGACATTCCTCTATCTAGAACTGGTAAGGTTAACTCTGGTTCACAAGCTTCAAGCTTTCTACCCACCAGCTTAGCGCTATCTGCCAATGATTCAGATAACGAAACCGGTATTGATTTCGGTACTCCACAGTTTTGGAGCAAAGAACTGAATGGAACAGAATTTAGAGATTACAAGATGTGGTTTAGAGCCAGAAATTGGTACTCATCTGGTGGAGTAAGTGGAACTGCTGGAAAAATGCTAGTTAGATCTTCTAAGTATGGCCCAGTTGGCGGAAATATTAGATTTGCATTAGATTATCCTTCGTTTCCAAATAAAACAAGCACCGTTGTTCATCTTAACAATCCCTTCTTTAGTCAATGTACATACTTTTTTGGATCTGATGTAGGAAGAACTACTAGCATAACAGGTGGAACGATAATAGATGTCACTGACTTAGGCAATAGTGAATTCAAGTATACATTTTCTATCGGTATCGATTTATCAACTGTTCAGATTGGAGATGTCTTTAGTGCCCTTGATGACTCTGGAATTTCAATAAGCAACAGAGGACAATTTAGAGTTAATGCAGTTGACTCTGTGGCTAGAACAATAGATATATATAATCCAAATGGGTCACCGACTGGAGCTGGCGCAGCTGAAGTCACTGATATTCAAACTGTTGCAGATATTATTGGATCCACATCGCAACATCAAATAACAACAGTTGCCGATGTTGGTGGGTCATTAGATGGTCTATATTTCATACTTCCAGATCTAAATGGTGACGTAGCTTTTTGGATTGATGTGGATAATTCTGGAACTCCAGAACCTGCACATGGTGCTGCAAGATCTGTTGAAGTAACATCTATAGTGACAGGTGACAATGATAGCACGGTTGCTTCTAAGATTGCAACCGTAGTCAATGATGATCCTGAATTCACTGCCTCTAGTTTAGGTGCGATAATTACTGCTGACAATGTGGGGATTGGCTTAGTGCCAACTGGACTTGCTGGAACCTCTGGATTTACAGTTGTACAGATACTACCAGGTGTTGATACAGATTCACTAGATGGTGAGTACTTTATATTACAAGATCAAAATGGATCAGTTGCTTACTACTTTGACGTAGATAATACAGGAACTCTAGAGCCAATCCATGGTGCAGATAGATCTGTAGTTATTGGAACAGTGGTATCTGGAGATAACGCAGATACTGTTGCTGGAAGAGTTCATGCTACAGTGAATGCTGATATTCAATTTACAGCATCAGTGCTTACAGATACAGTAACCGTAACAGATATAATAAATGGCAACAGAACTAGTCCAAATGCTGGAACTTCCAACTTCTCATTATCTACCATAACCAATGGATCAGATGGTATTCCTGAAACAGTAACAATAGGTACATCTGTTAGTATTTTTCCACTTCTTGAAAATAAAGTTAGCGATGTGGTTACTGCAATTAACGCTAAAGACACCTTGACATTAGTTGCAGTTGGAGATGATTCTTTAACTTTTGACTTTGCAACAAGAGATGAAAGATATGTACCAGCTGGTGCAGGAGACTTTAGCCTATCATTAGGTTATGATCATGATCCAGAACCAACAAGTGGCAAAAATGAGTACATATCACTACACGATAGTGAAACTTGGGTATTAGATTTTAAAAATACAAATCCAAACTTTACATTAAAATCTGAACTAGCACTTGTTGGCGTTGCACCAACTATGTATACAATGGATGTTGCACCCAACTCTGAAACAGCTGAAGTTGGTGAGTTTTTTAAACTTATACCAACGAGTGTTGAAAATGTACTACATCATTTAACACAGAAAGCACTATCTCAACTACCCATTGTATCTAGTGTTGATATTGCAAATGAATCTAAAAGAATTCAAGTAACATCTAATGAATTAGGCTCTGATGGAGCTATTGAAGTTATTGGTGGACAAGGAAATGGATTTACGTTTCCAGTTATTGGAGATAGCCAGAGTCTGTTAGATTCTGGTAAGGAATTCTTAACACTAAAAATCAAATCATTTCCAGATACATTAAACACTGGTGATATTGTTAAACTTCAAAACACAGCGGGTGTACAGAGAAAATCTCAACTCCTATCTACTGACTCAGTAGATGTTGTTAAGATTTCAGACACAAGTTATGAATATAGATATAATCCTAAGAGTATTTTCTTCACAGATTTTGTAGATATAGCTATTACAGATGTTTCTGCATCTTATGGAAGACCTGCAGGTTTTGTTTGGAGATGGACTCACTCAGATGGTGGTTCGTTCTTTAGAATAACAGAGCAGACGAATGGTATTCCTGGTGCTGCTCCAGATGATGAGTTGGCAGCAGGTGGCTTAGATGCTCCAGCTTTAGAGGTGATAATAGATGATGGCGGCTCTGCAGGGACACCTCTTGATTTTAGGTTAACTATTAGTGCTCTACCTGTACAGGCAGACTACTTTACCTTTGAAAGCCAAAGTGGTGTGACATTTGCTGTAAATATAGATATAGATGGTAACGGATCTGTTCCAACAGGTGGGACATACACCGCAGCGACAAATAAAATTGAAGTAGATGTGCTAAGTTCAGATACTCCAAATCAAATGGTATCTAAAATAGCAACCACTCTAATTGCAAATGGTGCCTTTGCGGCAGAGTTTACATCTGAGCAAACTCAGGGAGCATCACTCAGTGATGTTAAAGAAGGAGATGTGCTAAATGCTTTCGGTTCACTTCCTTCTAGCTGGGAACAGGTTAATAAGGTATCTAACAATGGTGATAATGCAGTTTCTGGATTTCCGATAGTTGCGGTGAATGAAGTATCTAAGTACGTTGATGTTGTTAACCCTTTTGGTCAAGCAATGACTTCAACAGGTATCAATGGGGGTTCAGTAGAAATTGTCCCTTCTTCGCTATTAGATTGGAAGTTGACTCATAAATCTAGAACAAACCTAATTCAGGTAGACGTTATTGGTGGCACTGCTTCAGCTGTAACTGAACAAGCTCACAACTTACGCGCAGGTGATACATTTAACATGTTAAATAGTGGAGCAGCACCATCTGTACCAGGGGTTGGAATAGGGACTGTTGACAGCGTACTCTCATTTAATCAGTTTACATACACCACTGTAGTTGGGGATAACACCTACCTCGGTGGAACAATCTTAGACAATACAAAGACAGAAACTAGATATAAAATAGAAAACCTAAGATTTAAAAACTTAATGAGGATTTCTAGGGTAGATGGTGAATCACCTGCCTTTACTGATTCAGGTGTAGCAGTTGATGATTTGCTAATCTTAGGCGGATCTACATTTAATAGCAATAACAATGGCGTATTCATAGTTAGAGGCGTTGATGATAATTCTATTATTTATGAAAATATAAATGGTAAAGAGGAAGTAAACACTGATGCAATTCCGTTTAATAACAGTAATACATCAGTAGATTGGATCTCCAATAGTGCAATCATAACAGGCAATGCAGGTGATTTTGAAAACTTATCAATTGGTGACTCTATTAAAAAGTTAGAAGATGCAGATACTCTATTTACTCAAATACTGTCTTTTGACACCGGTGTTGCTGCAACAGCGACACAGGTGAATCTAAATACGGAATACAAAGGAGCCACATCAACATCTTTAGGTATCAGTTTTGATCAAGCTAATGATGTCGAAAAAGGTGTAATACTTAAACTAGAAACAGATTTAAGAGTGTTTGAAGGCGATGCGGTTAGAGCAGGTGACTCACTATTTATTGCTAACATCGTAGACCCTAACTGGTTCGCTCCTCAAAACGTTGGAACATTTGGAATAGTTCAAGTTGGAACTGGCACAGATTACAAACCCTACCTAAGAGTTACCAATGCCGTAGGTGTTGCAGAAACAAATAAACTTATATCTATAAACGATAATGGGCTTATTATCACAGAAGACGATGACAATAGATTTAATACTATCCGCAAGATAGAACACATTGCCATAGATGAATTCAACGATAAGAGACGCATAATATACATGACTCCAGGAGATAGATCTTATAAATTCTCTGAATCTAATAATACTCAAGTTACTCCAGTTGGGAAACTTAATTACTCTAATGATGTAACTACTGGTATCGATGGGTATAGTTACTATACTGGCTTATTGAGAACAGTGCAAAGAACTATAGATGGTTTTGAGCCTGAAGCTGATACATTCAGTGGAAGAAGAGCAGTTGGTGGAATAATAGAACCTCTACCTCCTCTTATTAGAAGAGTTGTAATGTCAATAGACGTTACGACCAATGAGGGTGTTAATTTAGGTGAAATATCAAACGAAATCAAATCTGTAATTATTAACTATGTTAATAATAGAGGTGTTGGTGAAGATGTTATTCTTTCTGAGATAATCTCTAGAATAATGAGCATTAGAGGAATTGAAGCTGCGACATTTAATATTCCAGATGCAAACACTGAAAGAATCTCTATTTCAGATATTGAAAAGAGTTTCATTGAAGCTTCAGATATAAGCATAGCATAAGGTAAGCATGGCTGAAAATAAAAATAAAACTGACTTACTCCATGACCAGATGCCTGAGGTATTGAATACCAAGCATAATAGTAATTGGAAAGCATTAATAGAAGCAGTAGGCCAAGAGGATCAGTTTGTGGCTGATCTCATTGAATCAGTACGCTCTCAGTTTTTCACTAAAACAGCTAATAGACCATACCTTGATAGGTTAGGCGCTAATGTAAAAGTTGATAGACCTAGATTCATAGGAATGGATGATCCAACATTTAGACGCTACATTCCTGTTCTTGCCTATCAGCCAAAGCAAGTGAAACTCATTATAGACACACTACTAGATCTATTCTTCTTTAAGGAGTCAACTACTGCTTTTATAGAGACTGAAGCATTTGAGCCATTCAACCTAGATGATGAATGGGAGTTAGAATATCTAGTAGACAACCTAAAGACAGAGCGAATAGAGTTTAATGCCACTGCATTTGTAGATATCTCTAATGCATCTGCTAATGAGATAGCTGGCGTAATTAATCGGCAGGCTAAGGAAAGTTTCGCTATTGTTTTTGATAATAGTGTTACTAAGCGTAAAACTATAAGATTGTTCACAAACACCTTTGGATCCAAGGGCTCAATTGAAATAACTGGCGGAAGAGCAAATACAGCACTTAGATTTGATGGTTTTATAGATGACGCAGGTAATGGTGTGAACACAGAGTGGACTGTTACTAAAATAGGTGATACAACTACGTTCCAATTTACTGGAGGTAATAATCCCGGAATTGAATTCTTAACAGATGGAGATATATTCATCAGCGATATTCCTGGCAATAAGGGGTCATTCACTATTAGTGATGTGGTTATTAGTGAAAATAAGTTCTCATTTATTAATTTGTTCTCTACCGTGGGGGTATTTACTCAAACTTCAGATAGGGATACTAACTTCATTCGCCCATTTAAATCAGTAGTGTATACAAGATCTAGAAGAGCCTTAAGTTGGGAAACAGCACCTGGGAAAATCACTATTGAAATGCCAACCTCTCCACCAGTTGTTAGAAGAACATTAGGTGGATCAGCCCACGTCAATGGGTTGTTTGACAATTCTATAAATAGAGTAAGTGATACTTCTTTAGAATTAGAAGATGCCAGCAATTGGCCAAATAGTGGGACAATACTATTACAAACTAAAAACAATATAAAAACAAAGATAGAAACTATTTCAGAAAGCACGACAACCGATTATGAAACAAACAGCAGAATACAGGGTTTTGACCAAAAATACACTTACACTGGTAAATCTGGAAATATACTTACAGGTATATCTCCTAACTTACCCTTACTCGCAGATGTGAATGAATCAAATATTACAACTATTGCTAGGAACACCAGCAATATAATTACGGTAAATACAGCAACAGATCATGGTTTTTCAACTGGAGAAGCTGTAATCATTGCGGATAGTGTTCCAGGTATTGGACCTCCAAATATAGAAATGCTAGTTTCTGCAAATGGAACATGGAATATAACTGAAATTGTGAACTCTACCCAATTTAAGGCCTTCTCTTTCGGAGATGAAGGAACTGCAACAGGCGGGACATCTAGAGTGGAAAGAGTGGGCATGGCCAATGCCGGATCTCTTGTAATTTTATATACTGCCGTTGGTAGAGAAGACACCGGAATAACTGGTCCCTATATATGGGACACAAGTGCTTCTTTTGTACTTTCATCTAAGACGGGTACAATTGCTGAAGAGATTAGTGCAGGACAAGTAAAGAAAATACTCCCACTTAATACTAATAATATCCCAGCAGCTGCTGGAGAAGTTATATTTGATTTTGGGACGTCCAACCAAGAAGGCCCAATAAGATACTTGTTTAAGCCTTCTGATAATACTATAGCCTTAGATCCTGCTTATATTTTTCAAAATGATCATGAATTGAACTCACAGATCACTATGATTAATACACGTGGAGCCCATGTATTAAGTGGGAGCGGGACAGAATTTGCACCATATATCACAGATACAGCGATAGCGAGAGAGATTTTACAAGAGTTGATACTTGATGTGAAGAGTGTAGGTATTTTTGTTGAGTTTTTGATAAGATTCCCTGAGCAACTTTATGCAACATTAGATGTTTACAGAAGTGGAATTGACCCGGGTTAATTAGCTTTTCTGCGGTATAATTGATTAGTAGGAGAAATTATGGCAGTACTTGGAAGACTTTTAATTGCGAGCGCAGAGCGACTAGATTTACCAGATCTATTAAGCATTGACTCGTTTGCAGCAGGCGATTTTAAGTTTCTATTAAAAGCGTTGATGAATGATGATAAACCTTATATATTAAGAGGGTTTGATGTCATCAATCCACAGGACGCTATAGGTAGCGAAAATGTATCAATTCGTGTCTCAGATTCAGTCGTATTCTATCCAGGATCAACAGTTGGATCATTCTATCATGGCCTTGAAGAAGGCAACCCCAATGCTCAACCAATAGTACCTGAACTTAGAAAGAGTGCCACAAATTATGTATACTGTACATTAGATACATTTGAGACCTCTAGAGACACTAGAGCATTCTGGGATCCAGATCTTGACGGTGGAGTTGGTGGAGAATTTACTCAAGATATAGACACAGAATCTGTATTGAGTGTAAATGTAAATGTATCTGTATCTTCTTTTCCTGAAAACACTATCCCTATAGCAATTATTAAAGTTGGGGCAACAATTATTGAAAGTATCGAAGATGCTAGAGATTTGATGTTTCGACTTGGATCAGGTGGAATCAACCCTGATCCATTTTCAAAGTATTCTTTCAGAAACGACCCATCTTCTGCTTATTCTCGTAAAGAACCTCCTACAGAGATGTCTTCTGCTCTAGATCCAAATGCATTCCAGGGAGCTGATAAAAATATCAAATCTCTTAAGGAGTGGATGGATGCAATAATGACCAAGTTAGCTGAACTTGGTGGAACGACTTTCTGGTATGAAGATGCTAGTACATTTAGTTTAATCAATCTATTCCTTGATGCAGTAGGAACCTCGCTATCTTCTAAAGGTAGATGGGAGCATAATTCTGCTATCCCTGGTCTTCTTGCTTGGTCTGAAGATATAAAAATTAAAAACATTCCAGATCCCCGTGAGATCATTGTTAGACAAGGTAATAAGTCCCTCACTGATAATGACATCATGTATATCGATCTAACTCGCGAAGAACCTATTAACACAGGAAATATAGAGGTCGATTGGTTTAATACACTTGATTTTGTAAATGGTACTCTTGGAACTTTTCAAAATCTAAACAAGGGTGATTGGATTAAGAAGAGCGATGACAGAAATGATCTATATCTTAGGGTTGAAGAGTTCTATGCACTAAGCGGTAAACTAGGTGGTGTAACATCACCTGCTCTTGCTAAATCTATTAAGTTGAGTGCGAACTATGCAGGCATAAACCAATCGCAACGCGGTGTTTACACAAAAGGTCAATATACTGCAGCTGAAGTCTCTTTAGCACAGCGTGGATCTTCTACATTAGCAGATCTTGGCGGAAACTTGATGTGGCTAGCTACTCGTCAAGATACAGTTCAGGGTATTTCAGATATCACTGCTACAACTTTAGCTTTAATTAATATTACAGAGGCTGATGGCATAACTGCAAAAATTACATCAGTGGCTCATGGGTTAAATGACAAAGACTGGGTAACAATTACAGATTCTGTAGTTGGCTACGATGGGACATATCAAGTACAAGTAGAAGATAATGATATCTTTTACATAAACACGACACAGATTGGTGACGAAAATGGAGTAGCTAATGCATATTATGCAATAGTTACCACCGCAGCAGTGTCAACAGATGACGGATATCAATTAGAATCTGCGAACCATAATTTTAACACTAACGACACTATTGCTATAGCTGACACATCTAGTTCATTTGATGGAACATATCAAATAGGTACAACTACAAACACAACTTTCCAAATAGCTGTTGGAAGTGCAATCCCATCTGTGTCAATTGGAACATCAACGCTAGCTAAAATCAATGTTAGATCAGAATTTGGTAATGTAACAATTGTCCAAGGTGAAACCACAGGAATTGGCAATGAAGATAATCAAAACATCAGACAATTTATTGGTATGGTTTCATCTTCTGAAACTCATCCTACCTACAATATTCCTCTTAGCTATAATACTCTAGATGGTTCACAGAATTACAATGGTGAAGTAGATGACAACTTAACAGTTCGCGTATCTAAATTAACATCTATGATGGCTGATAAGGCACAAGATAAAACTATTAAGCTCTTGCCTTCTGGATATCAATCTGTCAGTAACGCTCTAAATGGAACAGCTAGAGAGATATCATTCAATCCAGTTCCTGCTGGAATCCCAAGATTAGATGTAGCAATGCCAAGCAGTGCCAATAACGGGTTTGTAGGATTAACTAGTTCATTCTTAGTAGAACAAAATCAAGCCGCATACATAACAGTAGATAGAAATGCGGCATTCTCAGTTGCAAACTTATCATTGGTGACAATAGCTAATATTGAAGATATTCCCTTAGAAGAGAACACCTTAATATTAGCTATTAGATTAGGTACAGATGAAGTGTGGATGTGGGATGGTTTCCCAGTATCCCCTGGTGTAGCTCCAATCCCTAGTTTCCTAGATCAGATTGTTCAACAAGATAGAAATGCAAAAATGGTCCGTGGTGGAACATGGAATTGGGATCTTCCAACTAACACTTTAGTGTTATCTTCTGATGCATTTATTCAAATATCTGGCATATCTGAAAGTAGAAACACGATTCAAGCTGGGAACATAGTACTGGCAAATGATGGAGATGTTGCTAGTGTCGAAATAGTAAGATCTTCAGGTGTTGCAACTAATTTAGTAGTAACGGTGGGACCGATAAGCTCTTTAGCGGTAACCACTAGTACTCTAGTTATTGCCAGAAGAATAGGTAATGATGTTTTAGTTGGTAATGGTACATTTTTACTTAAAGATCAAGAATACCTAGAACTAGATGGCGCTTTAGCTGCAGTTAACAGATTCTTTAGTCAATTGCAGATAACTCCAGAAAATCCAAACTCTACAAAAGCTAAAATATCTAGCTCTGATGTAGTTAAATTAGATGCTAAGACACTTGGTCAAGAACTATCTGGATTATTAATGAAGTTTGATGGGGCTTTAATAGATTTCAGTACAGGTGTAATAACCGAATCTAATGGCGTTACAGCATTGGGCGTTAATTTTACACCCTCCACTATCACAGCTAATCAGTACAAGTGGTACTCTGTTTCTTTAATAGCTAACAATGTAACGGCTGACAATAGAATAAATGCACAAGTGTTGGTAATTCCAGCAGACGGAGAAGGAGCCACGGCTGATGCTGCCCCTAAAGCTGCGTTTGGTGGCTCCAAAAGATTAGGTCAAATTGTTGTCAAAGATGATGGTGCTGGTGGTGCAGGAACTATCAATGATATCTCTATGAGCAATATTGTTCAATTGGGTGTTGGAGCAGGTTCTGGCGGTGGAAATGGATTTATAATCTCAGAGTACATAGAAGAAGTGTTAACTACACGTCCAGCAACTAATGCCACATTAGTAGATGGGAGTGTAGTTCAAAATGGTGATATAGTATTATTTACTAACCTCGCTATTCCTTCAGAAAACAATAGATTATATAAAGCATCTATTGTTGGTATTAATATAACTTGGCAACTACAAAGATTAGGACAAGATCCTTCAGGTACACCAGCAGATGGCGATGGCGTATATGTAACACAAGGTGCCAGTAAAGCAGATAGAGTATTCTTTTTTGATGGAACAATATGGTTTGAATTTGTCGGTGCGCTGTTTAACTTATTAGGTTTTAATCCACATATAGCTACCACTGTTCCATATGGAACTCTCCCTGATGGATCATTGTTTTCAAACCTATTTACCACTTCAGATTCATTAGTTACAGCCATATCTACCAACACAGCTAACATAAATGATATCGGCACAACACTGGCGACCAATGCATACTCAGAGCTGCTCACATTAGTTGCTGGGGCACCAGCGGATGATAATGAATTAACTGGACCAATTGCTGGAGCAACTGTAATATCCCTACCATTAGATAGCCGTGACAGTAACGCAGTTAGAAACTATATCGTAGGGGACGGACTATTAAAAATCTTCCTTAATGGTCAACTGATAAATTCAGGAAAAGATTATGCGGAGGTTGGTGTAGCAGGCAGCATTAGCACACAGATTCAAACAGTTAACATACTTGAAATAGACGATGTTATCACATTTAAGATTGATTCACTTGGTGGATTTTTAGTTAGTGGCGCTGGAGCTGGGGATATCACCAATGGTGCAAACGTTGGTGGTGAAAAAGAAGTCTTTAAAGTAAAATCTGGATCTAACTTAACCTTTAGAACTCTTAAAGCTGGAAATGGAATATCTTTAACTCAAAACACTGATGATGTTGAGATTAGCTCTACGAGTGCTGCACTAGTTGTAAACTCAACCTCTATTAGTAGAGTGTTGGTACTAACAGAAGATGTTGTATTGGTAGATGCCAATGGTGGAGATGTAACATTGACACTGCCTCCAGCTGCAACCTCTAATGGTAAAAAATTCTACATAAAGAAAATTGATGCAAGCGGAAACTCTGCCATAGTTGATGGCGATGGATCTGAAGTGATAGACGACCTTTTGACTCAAAGTACAGATCAACAATATGAAACATTAATAATGGTGTGTGATGGCACAGCATGGTATATGCTATAAGGTGAAATATGGGATATAATCCAAACTTTAGAGGCAAACGGGGCACAGCAACATTAAGATCAGAATCAGACCTATTAAACAACACTGGTGCAACGATTAACTCACTGAATTTAGTATATGTGAATGTAAGCGGAAATATAGCCGTAGTTGATGCGTCTGATGAAACAAAAGCTTTAAATATTATAGGGATATCTAAGGTTTCTATATTAAATGGAGATACTGGTACGGTAGTTCACTCTGGGAGAATAGAAGGGATCACGACATTAACCGGGTTTGGCGATACGGTGTACGTCTCTAAAACAGGAGAACTGACTAATATTAAACCCAGCATTGGGGTTAATAGCTTTACAATAGGTGATTTTGTCATAAAAATTGGCGTTATAGCTAAGAATGAACTCAATCCTGCTGAGAAGGATTTAATAGTGAACATAGAAATTGAGGGTCAATTATGACAGAAACAAAGGGTTTAATGCCGTTAGATGATAGAATAAGAAGAGTTAATGTTGATAAGTTAAAAAATAAGCAAATTGACATGTTAAGTGAACAAATTGGAGACAAATTAGGTAAGATTTTACAGTCTGCCTCAAACGATGCTAATAAGTTATTGAATGTTTATGGCCTAGAGATTAAGGTCGATTACAATATTATTGAAAAAAAATAATAGGAGAAAGGTGTGGCTAATATATTAAGAGTATCGCGGTTAGTAAACGGCATACAAAGACAAGTTGATTTATCGACCAACAGTGTGGTGATGCTAAGTCTGAAGCTATCTACAGATGGTGGAACATCTAGTTCAGAGTTAACAAAAGCAATTTTAGATAAATTAATTACAATGCAAGGTGTTGCTGATGTCGATGGCAGTTATGATACTAGATATCATTTAAAAACTGATCTTGCTTCTGTTACTAATGCAAAAGGTGCTGCCCTAATTGGCATCGAAGATGCCGTATCTCAATTCACTGCAACAACTGTTGAAGGTGCACTAACTGAATCAATTGATGCAGCTCAAGCAGCGCAGGCATCTATCGACGACCACAAAGACGGTGGAGCAAGTAAGCACGATGCGACAGAGGTTGATTATGAAAGAGGCGACGGCTCTAAGAAGAATATTCAAGCAGCAAGCGATGCGGTTGAGGCTGCATTAACAGACTTAGATGATGCAATTGGTGCAATGGTTCAGGGGGCTAGTTACACTGCTGGTAGTGTGGGTATTGCAGCTAGTCATTTTGCAGCAATTGATGCTGCTTTAACTGCTTTAAATAGTACGGTTAGTAATTTTGAGTGGGCCAACTCTGCATTAAGTTACATAGTTGATAATACTTTAGTTCCCGCAACTGAAGTTTCTGGAAATCGTTATGTCCTATCTCATGATGGTGGAGCACCTCACGCAAATTGGGACGGAGCATCTGCTGGAGACACTGTTGAATTCGATGGGGCCACATGGGTTGCAACAACTCCAACAACCGGAATGTTTATCTCAGTAGATGATGACACAACTGGGTTGTATCAATGGGGCGGATCTAGCTGGGCATTTAAGGCATTTGAGGCAACAACTGCTTCTGGTGGTTTAGAGAAAACCGGTTTTGATATTGCATTAGCAGCCGGTGTTGCTGGTGCTGGTATTGCATTAGCAGCTGGTGTATTGTCAATTGACTTTAGTGAGTTCGATTCAGATAGTATCACTGAGGGTTCTTCTAACCTATTTATGACTACAACTGAGCGCTCAAAGCTCGGTGGAATAGAGAATAATGCTAAAGATGATCAAACTGCTGCCGAAGTTACCTATGACAATGCAACTTCTGGACTTTCTGCATCTGATGTCAAAGCAGCTCTTGATGAGTTGGCTGCGGGCGCAGCAGATACTGAGTCTCTTAGTGAAGATTTAGTAGCTGGTGAAACACTTCCCGCTGGACTTAAGGCATTGCGTTTTGCAAGAGCGGCTGAGACAGCAGGTAGAGCGTATCTTGCTGATAAAGATGCAACAACTAATGATAACTTTTATGTAGCAGGATTAGTTGTTGCTGCAGGTGAAGTTGCTGCAGCAGCTATTAATAATGTTGTTAAGGCGGGTAAAATAACTGCAACAGCACATGGATTTACTATCGGTGCTCCTATTTATTTAGGCTCATCAGGGGTATTGACAAATACTCCACCAGATGAAGCTGTAGATTTTGATGATGCTTCAGTTAAGGTTGGAATAGCAAGAGACGCTAATACAATCGAAGTTCAAATTCAATTCTACGGTATCGTATAATTGGAGAATAAATGGCTAGAAAATTAGCTCTTGTAAGTGGTATACCTAGGATGGTCGATGAATCGGCCAGTCCTACTATATACGATGAGACATTAGATATAGTTGCTAGTTCCCCTGGCGCTGGAGAAATCGTAGGTCCGATAAGTACTGGTACCCCAATTACCTTACCAAGCAGTAAGACCTATAATAGTGACGAATTAGAGGTCCGCCTTGATGGTCAAAAAATGGATGATCTCTTTGATTACATCTACGAAGGAACTATCCCTAGAACTCAAATCTCTTTTGCTTTTGATATATGGGTTGGGGCCAGAATAAATTTTAGAATTGACCGAGGAATATAATGGCAAGTACAAAAATAGATGCAAGACAAGTTATATCTAGAGATACATTGCAACAACTTGCTCCATATGCAACCGACAAGGAAGTAGATGACCTATTAAGGTCTATCAATAGTGATACCACTTCGCCTCTTAAACTGGATGCTTCTAATCCAGCAGATCGAACTATAAATGTTGGACCCGCAATAGTGTCTAATGCAGAATCTAATAGGCAAAAAACTATTCCCCACATTGGAAGTTTACTTCCAAATGATTTCACATCTGGAACTGTCGTGTTTCCCTCTGCATCAGGTGGAGCAATCACCGTAACACCAGGTAATGACAATACACTAACAGTAACTAGTAATAACTATATCAAAGTGTTAATATACATGGACGTAAATGGTGATTTAAACGTATTACCAGGTATAGAAAATGCTGTTGAGGTTGATGCCACAGTCTTGCCGGCACCATCTGGATCACTACCAATAGGCTATGTAACATTGTTCAATAACGCCGGAACTATAGATACTATTATCCAATCTAAGATATTTCAGTTTGGATCAGGTGCAGGAGGTGGATCAGGCGGCGGAGATGGCGTATTAGAACCAGCTCCAGGTTTTCAAGCTTTAGAGATTGATGATTTTTCAGAATTACCATCTTCAGCTGATTCTAAAGTAGATTCTTCAACATCAGCAACTCACTCTGTAGCTGATGCTATGTTTGAGTTAAAATGTGACAAGACAAGGAGTATGTCTACTACAGGAACTAGTTATTTTTTAAATGGTGCAACTACAGGGTTTACTCTAGCTGTTGGAGATATTATCTGGCATAACGCTGGTTCAGTTTGGAGAAAAGTTGTTGGTATTACAAATGCCACTAGTGGAACTCTTGATGCAGTCTTTCCAGTAGACCTTATACTAACACCTGTAATGATTTCACAAGCAGTTCATACAAAAGATATAGTTAATCTTGGAGATGCTAGTCAAAAAACAAGACCAAGAGACTTTTTCAGTGGAAATGTTTCACCTATCTTTGTAGATTATCAAGATTCCTTAGATTCTGGTGATGAAATTGCTGATTTTACTGATGAAGCTAGGGTAGTATTTGCTGCTTCAAACTATGGTGACATTGATGATGTTGGTTTTCCAAACTCATATAGGTTTGAGCCTATTTTTGCTAGACCCCAAGCACCAGCCCAAATAGACAATTATATATTACCATCCACAACTTTGGATTTAGTTCCAGAAGTTATAGAAGAAAATCAAATTACTGATTCAGAAGTGTCTACCAATTCTGTTCTAATGAGAGGTCAATCTTTTACTTGGAATTCAAGTAAATCATTACACTCTGTAACTGGATACATGAGAACTACTGACAGTACAGCTACTGGTAACATGGTTTTAAAAGTTAACACAATAGGGTCAGCCGGTAAAATATACAACTCAGTAATAGCAACATCAGACCCTGTTGATGTAACAACAGTAGGAAATTCTATTGTTCCAGTAACTTTTACATTTTCAACACCATTAATATTAAGCCAAGGTGTTTCATACGGTTTATATTTTGATAATACAAGTTTAACTTTTAATACTGATACAATAGAGTATGAAATTAACTCATCAGGGAATGTATATTCTGATGGGTCTAGTCAGTTTACTTCAGATGCTGGAGTGACTTGGACTGTATTGACTGGAAATGACTTAAGGTTCCAAGCTCTTGGTATTGATTCAAAAACTGGTGTTGCTGAAGAAAATTTAGCCACTGGGGTAACAACTGCTATAGGTACAAGCTTTGCAAACCAACTAAAAGGGCAAACTTTTATATGGAATTCTGATAAGCTTTTAGATTCCATTATTATTCAAATGGTTACATCATTGGGCACAATGTCTGGTAACATGACTGTAGATATATATGAAACTAATTCTACTGGAGTAATAACAGGTTCACCTATAGCTGTGTCAAGTACTTTAGATGTGTCCACTGTACCAGGTATAGGTTCACCAGTTCCACCAGACATGCCACATTTTACTTTTACATTTTCAACACCAGTAGATTTAGTAGAAGGAAGAAAATATGGAGTATCGTTTAACACAGCTAGTTTAACCTTTAACAGTAACTTTATAACCTTTACAGGTGAAACACCAGGAAATTACTCTAATGGTTCTGCACAAATCTCTAATGACTCAGGGGTTTCTTGGTCAAACAATTCAGCTGATTTTAAATTTACAACAATAGGAACAAGCCCTGATCAAGAAAGGTTACATCAAACATTTTTCTGTAATCCAAACAATGCTTCAGTTACTGATCAGGCAAACCTTATCAAATATGAAACTTCTTTTTATGATGAACCAACCATTGAATCAGGTGGAATTTTAGAAGATGCTTATTGTATGAGTGATTCTTCAGCCACTGCAAGACAATGTACTCCTTCTGTAGTATCTAGTAAAACTAGGGTATCCTTAGATAACTGGAGCTATGTACCTGGAGTAAATTCTGGTGGAACCAAGGGTCAATTGTCTATTTTTGTTGATGGTTTAGAAATACCTAGATTTGTTTCTGGAACAACGGTTGATGCTTATTATATTGAAATAGATAGCTCTAATATAGAATTTCACACTGATCTTTCAGGGTCACCATTATCTATAAAAGTTCTTAAGTCTGAAGGTGTAGTTGATACCAATAATCAAAATACTACCCACATCAATGCAGTAAACGGAATCTTTGTAGGGAATCAAGCTCAAGTTGATGCTGGTGTGGCAACTTACACTACTATTCAAGCAGCTATTAATGGGGCTAACAATGGAGATGTCATCACAATTCTTGGTGGAACCTTTGATGAAAACCTAACAATAGATAAAAGTGTAATGATTAAGGGTATTGGTAGAAAAACAATTATAAGTGGAACAGTAAGTTTTGATTCTGGGAGTGACTTTAGCTCTTTAAGGATGGTCAGGGTAACTGATAATATTACTATAAACACTGATGGCAGTTTTTTAACAGAAATGTGGTTAGCAACTGCTAAATCAATAAGTGATTTTGGAACAGGAAATAGTATAAATGTGGTGGGTGAATAATGGCTAGTGTAATAACAAATAAAAACAAAAAAAACTACATGATTAATGGAAACTTTGATTGCTGGCAAAGGGGAACAACTTTGACACCAACCCCAAATGGGTTCGTTAGTTATTTGGCAGATAGGTTTGCTTTATATGAAGATGGTACAAGTGTTTTAAATTATGATCAAAGTACTGATGTACCAAATTCTAACTCTTTATATTCTGCAAAGGTTACTGTGGGTACTGCTGGGACTTCATCAGCTGCCCAATCAGCTTTCTTTCTTCAAAGAGTTGAAGGAAAAGACTTTAAGCCCTTGATAGGAAAAACTTTTACTTTAAGCTTCTATGTAAAAAGTTCTATAACTGGAATATATTGTTTAAATTTTAGAAACAATGCTAGTGATAAAAGCTATGTAGCAGAATACACTATAAATTCAGCAAATACGTGGGAAAAGAAAAGTATAACAATAGTTCATGAAGGTACTGGAGTTTGGGAAAAAGATGAAAATGTAGGAATAAGAATTGGGTGGTTTTTGTCAGTAGGGTCTAATTACCATACAACAAAAGATGCATGGCAAGATGGGATATTTTTAGGAACTTCTGCACAAACAGATTTTATAAATAATGCAGCAGCAACTTGGCAGATTTCTCAAGTAATGCTTAATGAAGGAGCTGTAGCAGGGCCTTTTCAAACAGCTGGAGTAAACACTGAAGGTGAAATAGCATTGTGTCAAAGGTATTATGAAAAAAGCTATTATTCTGAAGATGCTCCAGGGACTGCAACACCTGTAGGTGCTACTATGTGGAAAAATTCAAACGGTGGAGCTGCAGGGATTGAAATAAGACATACACAATCTTTTCTAGTAGAAAAACGAACCTTTAATCCAACCATGAGCTGGTGGGACTTGGGGGGTGGCAGCGGACAATTTACTGTAGACATTATAAATGGTAGGGTGATTGGTGGTGGAGCTTTTTCAACAAGTAATAAGGGCTTTATAGGAGATTTAAACACCAATGTAGCAGGTGTTAAGACTCAATTTCACTGGGCAGTAGATGCTGAATTATAAGGAGCTTTAAATGAGTAAATTAAAACAAATAAGAACAGGTTCAGTTATAAAGGTTCCTACTCAAAATTCTGGAGCTAGTATTGGAGACAATTCTATAGCTACCAGCCATGTTCAAGACCTGGCAATTACTGAAGCTAAGTTAGCTAATGACGTTGTTAATAAATGGGATATCCCAACAGAGCTAGTTGAAGCTTCAGGAGTTTCAAATATTGCTCATGCAAGCGTTGGTGTATGGCAAGATTTAGTAACGGTGGAGCTAACTCCTGGTGAATGGGATATGGTAGGGTTGGTTACTGCATATAATAATGGGACAGTGTCACAAACCAATTGGTTGATTGCTATTTCTGAAAATTCAGCTAACACAACAACTGATCATACGGATGGTATTAATGAATTAACAGATACTGTACCAACAACAGTCAGCGGTTACTTATACAATCAGGTGATACCCATGTACAGGGTAACTGTTATTACAACAAAAACATACTATTTAAAATTTAATAAATTTTTCACATCAACAAACTTTCAAGCTAGTAATTATAGAATTTCAGCAAGAAGGGTAAAATAATGAAATATTATGTTGTAAAAAGCCTAAGTGACCCAAGTGCATATCAAATAGAACGTAGGACCCATCCCCCATTAGAGCATTTTGGCCCACCTCCAATGGATAATAATGGTATTTTTTATACTGATGCATCTATTTTTGAAGTAAAAGATATATGGCTAGATAACTCTGACCCCAATAATGTTGTAGAAAAAGATGCTGCTATAGATGACCCAGGTGTAGAAAAAATTTACAAAAAGACCTTTATAAGTGCTTTGCTTCAGACAGCACGTAATATTGAGATTATTCAAGAGGGTAGGGATGTTAAATTAGCTAAATTAAGAGATCTAAGAAAAGAAAAACTAGGGCAAGTCGATTTACTAATAAATGACTTGGTTGTTGGAGATAGAAGTGACACTTCTGTAATTCAGACTTATAGGACTAATCTTAGAAATATAACAAACTCTTATAAAGATACTGACCCAATGGTTGGAACTTCAGGTCTTGATGCCTTTGCTGAAGATATGAGTGATTTTTCTGGCTGGCCTACA